TGTTACGGTCTCGGTTCCATGTTCCACAACCGCTCTTACAGCGTAATAGACCATGTACCAACCGTATATCTTCTTTGTTTGGTTTTGGATTCATTCTTGGAAGGAATTTCTCACATATACCACCATTTTATCATTATACTTGTTATGTTATATTTTGTACTCATTTTGAAAATATATTTATCCTAAATATTATTGAAATTACTTTACGATAAAATTTGAAACAAATCTTTTGTAAAAAGAGCCAATTCAATAGAATCTTCATGAATATTATGAAAAATAGTAGTATAGTTACAAATAATAGGTATAATACGATATTTTTGATCTTCAGAAATAAGGTTAGTAATTTTAATAAAATTAAAAAAATAATCTAAAATATCAATAACAGAATATCCATAATCGTGTATACTATATAAAATAGACATAGCTTGTTTTATTCCAATATTATTTTTCAATAAAATACATCGAATATATTCTTCAAATTGTAAAAAAGAAATATTAGAACATAAATTTTTACAAATATCAATTGTAATAGGAATATCTAAAATATGTATTTTTTCTAAATTATTAATTACATTACGAATATAATGATTTGAAATTAATATTAAATAATCTTTTGATTCATTATCCATATTTATTTCTTCTTTTTCAATTATTTTATTCATAATATTTCGCATTTGCTCGTCATTTAGTGACGGAATATGGATAATATTAATACGTGATTGAATACTTTCAATAATTTTTTGTATATTTGTACAAACGGAAATAAAATTTACATTATGATTATATTTATCAATATAATTTCTAAAAACTTGTTGACTTTGTTCATTTATCATGTCAATATCGTCAATAATAATAAGTTTTTTTTTACCATAAATATTGCTATGAGATCGACAAAATGTTTTCATTTCATTTCGAAAGAATTGAATTCCTTGTTCTTTGATATTATTAATAAATAAAATATTAGATTCAGGAATAGGATCCGTTTTAGAAAGTTGATAATATTCACGAATAATAGCATATAAAAAAGTCGTTTTTCCACTATTTGGTTCACCAACAAAAAGAAGATTCAAATCGTCTATATCAAATAATGTTTTCAATGCAGTAGAAAAATCGGAATCAAAATGAAAATCTTTAATAAAATATGGTTTATATTTGGTAATAAAAGTATGTGTAGTTTTCATTGGATTACACGATATTTTGTTTTTATGTATTTTATGACTACATATTTTTTATTTTATCAATCCATTGTGATAGACAATTATAATCATGTGAATTATTTTTTTTACAAATTTCAAGTTTGTTATCTATAGATGTTATGTGACCAAAACCAAAGATAAAATATCCATCTATATAATTATTACTCAAATACAAAACATATTTTTCGGGTTTGATGTGAATATCTATAATTTTGGAAGTATTTATGATAATATTAGTCAATGTTATGAATTTTGTCATATTCGTCTCAATATATTCAGATTCAACTGTATAGTCAAGTGATAATTTATTTTTATATTTATGTAATTTATGTATATTTGAAATTATACCGACCAAAAATATATATATATATATGAAAACGAAATAAAACATGTACACATAGAAAATATATTATGAGTAAAAATTATTATAGTATTTTAGGTTTAGATAAAGATGCGAATGAAATGGATATTAAAAAGGCTTATCGTAAATTATCACTTGAATTTCATCCAGATAGAAATTCTTCAGAAGACGCAAAAACACGTTTTGTAGAAATTAACGAAGCTCATGAAATTTTAAGTGACAATGAAAAACGAGAACGATATGATATGGAAGAAAGTGGTCAAGCGATGTTTGGTGGTGGTGGACACGAATTTCATGACATCAATGATATTTTGAAACAATTTTTTCAAGGAGGTGGTGGAATGCCAGGAATGGGGGGTACAGAATTCCATTTTTTTCACCCAGGTATGGGAGGTGGAAATCACCCATTTTTTCAACATATACATAAACCACCACCAATTATTAAAAATATTCAATTAACATTAGAAGAAGCATATTTTGGGGGTAATTTCAAAATAGAATTTGATAAATGGAATATAATAAATAATAAAAAAATATCAGAGCATGAAACATTAAATATTACAATTCCTCAAGGAATAGATGAAAATGAAGTGATTATTTTGAGAGAATTAGGAAATAGTATTGAAAATTCTATGAAAGGAGATATAAAAATATGTGTAGAAATAAAATCACACCCAGATTTTCAAAGAGCAGGTATAGATTTAATTCATCATAGAAAAATTACATTAAAAGAAGCATTATGTGGATTCAAATTTGATATGAAACATGTAAATAATAAAACTCTAACATTCAATAACCATACGAATATTACAGTAATAAAACCCCAATACAAAAAAGTAGTTCCAAATTTAGGTATGAATAAAAATGATCAACATGGTAATTTAATTATTGAGTTTGAAGTAATATTTCCTGATGTTCTAGGTGATGATCAAATTGAAAAACTTAAAGAGATTCTATAATAACGTGCGTTTTCAAAATTGTCAAAGATTTCAAAAAAGTAAAATAATCGCAATGAATATTAACATTATTATTACCATGAAGATGATCCACTTCATTAATAATATTATATTGTTGAAGATTTTTAATAGGACGTCCTGTAACACTGTCATTACAATTATTCGACGCTTTAATTTGATATAATTCTATATCAAATTCAACTTTTTCAATAAAACTAAATAATGGTTTTATATTTGTATTATCATATGACAAAAAATCGTCCAAAAAAGATTTATCAAATGAAGAATGATGTATATTTTTATTTTCCCACCACATAAGTAAAAATATAAATTTAGAAATTTTAGAAAATTGGGATATAAAAATATTTAATGAGAGATCAATATTATTTATATCATACTTTTGATTAGTATAATTATTTTTTATAATTGTTTTATTGTATACAAAGTGTAAAGCATCTAAATAATTTAAACAATGTAAAGCATTTGTTTTTTTCATTTGTTCAAGATATTCAAAATAATAAAAAAACGATTTTTGACAATTATAAAAAATGTTTTGAATATTTTGAATATTTTGAATGTTTTTAGAATAAATAAGATTCATTTGAAAAATATGAAATAACATACGCATACCAATAGCAGAAAAAAAATCACGATTATCTAATGTAGACATGAAAATAGAATGATTAATCATTTGTAGATATTCTTGAATAAGTAAAGTGAAAGTAGATAAAATTTTTTGTATAAAAAAATCGCAATTTATTTCATTATTTACAAGATTTACATCATTTTTACAAATTAGTTTTTCTAATAAAACATTTTTTAGACGTTTTTTCATATTTTGAAATATAATATAATAAATTATCAATATAAAGTATTTACATAGTTTATTATTTATAAATTATAAATAAAATGAGTAAATTAGTCGAGAAACCTACAAAGGAAAATACATCAAGTGATGGGGGTCGTATACCAGAATCATCTACTCTTATACATGCTGCCAAATTATCAATATTGTATGATAAACCAATTTTATTAGATTATTGGACAAATTCTATCGAAAAAAGTGCATTAATTGGTGTAAAAGAAGGGGAAACACCAGAAAAATTACTAGTAAAAAGTGAAGAAGAATACACTAGTCCAATTACCAAAATTTATGGGGCAGGAAAAGAGTATATTATCATAACTGAAAATTCAATTTATATTGTAGATAAGCAAATTCCTACCAAACGCATTTCTGCGTAATCAAATAATTCCCAATATGTAAAATAATATTAGTCCTGTGATAATAATCATAATGTTCATAATTACAAACCAAAAGAAATCAATTGAGTCCATTATAGTATAAATATTTATCAAAAAATACATGTTAAATATTTATTTCAATTTTATAGACCATGATTACACACCATGATTACACACCATGATTACAAATGACTATTTTCATTATTTTTCATAATTTGGTTTTCATAATAATTATTAGTAACAATAATTGTTTTTTTACGTAATTTGATTGTTTTATTTTTCAAAACTGGTTGTTCGTTTACTACTGAAATAATTCGATATTCGGCTTGAAACATTTTTTTAATAAATTGATAAATAAATACCAATATTTCTTCAGAACAATTTCCTACAATTAAACAACTACCCGTACGAAATATCATAAACGAAACTTCTGTATATTTTTTATTATCAATCAATTCACTCATTTTCATTCCACGATCCGCAATTGAAATTGTACCATTTTGTAAAGAAATATCATAACCATGATCATGATTAAAATAGAATTTACATTTAACACCAGGATAACTACATGGATCGTAAGCGGCTTCAATACCATATTTTTCACTTTTTAATACCATATATAATTTTTCACGATCAATAAAATATCCACAATTAAAATTAGAATTGATCAAAACGTTATCATTTTCAATATTTTCAATAAAATCAATTTCTTTTTCAAGAAAAGGTTGTAATAATTTTAAAATTCGTTCTTTTACTAAATCTAATATACGATTATTCAATACTCCTGGAATTTCTAATTTACCTGTATTAAATATTTTAACATGAATTTCACGATAAGTATCATCCATTATAAAACGTAGAATAATAGCAAAACAATTATAAAAGGCATTTTTAACTTTTACTCTTGTATTCATAATATCTTTACGAGAAATACCAATAGTAATTTTTCTTTCATCTTTGAATTTGATACGACGTGCATTTGGATTATGAATTTGTTTAATAATATTTTCTGTATAATAATAATTACCTTGTAATTTTTCTTTGATTAAATCATATTCTTCTGGTGTTTTAGAAACAATTTTCATTTGTTTTTTAATAATACCATCTTCTTGTTTCCAGTATTCAAGAACTTGAATTTTCCAAAAAATAGAATGAATGTCAATATTTTGATTCAAGAATAAAACTTTTGTTTTTGTAGAAATATATAAATCATCACATTTAGGTACTTCTAATAAAGGGGAATATTCTTCTGAAAATTCTGTTTGATCAAAATCAAAGTGATCTTGATGATCACTATTGACGGTAGTACCATTGTGATCAGGGTGATAATCAAAATCACCAAGATAACCAAGATCACCACAATTATTTTTGTTTTTTAAATTAGAATCTTTCAAATTAGAAGATTTAATACTACAACCATTAGTAGATTGATTTGTCAAAAATTGATTCCATTCATCATCAATAGAATTCATATTTTAATAATTATACAAATAAGAATAAAGTCTTTAAGTTATATTATTTTTGATAATATAATATTTGATTTGTTCTATATAAAGATACAATATTTTTTAAATTGATTCAATTTTTATTTATTTAGGAAAATAACATCATAAACATAATAATTTTTGCTGAAAAAAATGTATAAGTAATAATTATACTTTAATTGAATGAGTAGACAAATTGGAATAAAAAACCGTTATGATATATCAAGAGAATGTATTTTACCAAGTAAAAAAGAAAAAAATAATTTTTTGATAAATGATATTTCAAATAAATCAATTCCGATACCAAGCAGTGTTTGTTCAAAAAAAAATAATTCACAAAAAATGAATGGAACACCACCAAATGAATTCATGTTACTTTTATCAAAGCGTATGAATAACTATTTTTCGAATTGAATATTTGTCCAAAATTCTCGCATTTTGTATACAAAAAAATCCAACAAAGTTTCTGTTTTAATATCATTATTATGTAACATAACTTCAATAATAGATAGAAATTTAAAAAAAAATGATATATCTGAAGATACTTTAGGTGTATCATATAAGTGACAATTTGTAAGAGGGTATGTTAAAGACATATCATTACAAAACATCGGTGGTATCTTACTGTCGATAAATTCAAATGGTTCATTTGAATTCTTCGATGGTTTAATGTCTCGAATAAAAATACGAATCAAATGATGAAAATATTTCAATAAAATAGATTTTTTATCAATGTTATATTGTACACTAATACGATATATTAATAATTTAATATTTTCAACAGGAATAAGAGAATCTATTAGTATTTCATGAATATTTTCCAAAACACTACGATTAATAACTTTTTTATCCCAATTAACAAGATCAGTATTTTGATTTAATTGGATAAAATTAATCATACTACGAATATCAGAATGAAACAAATTTTGAATCGTTTCAATAGACTCATAATTTATATTCAAGTTCTCATTTTCAGAAATTGTTTTTATAAAATGAAAAATTTCTGATTTTGGTAGTTGATTAAATCGTATACAAATAAATTCATTTTGAAGCGAATCATCGATTTTACTTATATAATTACAAATCAAACAAAAACGTACATTTTGATTACATGTTTGTAATAAATATTTAAGTGCTTGTTGTGCATTTTTTGTCATATAATCAACCTCATCCAAAATAACGAACTTCATACCTATATCAAACATATTATTTGTTTTGATAAATTGGAAAATTTGATTACGTATAATATCTATACCACGTTCATCAGATGCATTTAAATGAATAACTAAATTTTTATTAATAGTAGAATATTTTGCCTGAAATTCGTTGATAAGGTTGATTATAGTTGTGGTCTTACCAGTTCCAGGGGGGCCATAAAAAAGAAGATTTGGAAAATAATTTTTATTAAGAATATTTTCAAACAATTTTTGATTTACAGGATCGAGAACAATATTATCAAATTTTGTAGGACGATATTTTTCCACCCAAGGAATAGGATTATCTTTTTTAACCGTTATACTTGTGTTTTTTAATATTATTGAATTATTCATAATTTCAAAGTATAATAATAATAATCAAAAATGTTTATGTGTTTTGATGTTAAATATTTTTACATAATATACAATGTATATCGAGAATAAAGAATAAATAAAAACTATATAGAATGGAAAACGAATAAACATAAATATGCCAAGACATAATTTAAAAGAAAAAAAAGAAAAAGCAGAAGAAAAAGCACAAGAAAAAGCACAAGAAAAACATTATAAAAATGACAAAACAGAACCAAAAAAACGAATTTCTTCAAAAAAAACAAAACTAGAAAATAATATGCTAAAAGCAACATCAGAAACAACAGCAATATCAGAAATACCAGAAACACCAACGAATATTAATATAGAAATTGAAGAAAAACATTATATGAATGATGCTATCAATAGAAATGATTCCAAATATTCGCAAAATGAAACGATAGATTCAAAATCACAAGAAAATATACCACTTTCTAAAAAAAGAGGTAGAAAACCGAAAGGTGGTAAATTAATTTCAAAAAGTTCAGAAAATGAATTACAAACTTTACAAATACCAAATATTATTTTACATTTGAAATGTTCACTTAGTGATTTAACAGATTATAATAATGTAATAAAAAAAATGGTTACAAACGATCTTTCTTATAATCCAGAAATTCCACCAGAAATTCAAACATATAACAGTGATAATATTATCGATAATTTTAGTAAATACGAAAACATTTCTCAAAATGTAGTAGAAAATGAAAAATCGAAAATAAATTATGCTTATTCAGAATCAACAAATATAAAACAATTGTCTGGAAAAATAATACAAAATACGTGTCAAATATCTCAAATATGTTCGGTATGTAATACAAATTTAGAGAATTCAACAAAGAATGAAAATATAGAAGAAAAAAATATAACCAATATAACCAATATAACTGAAAATGAAGAAATTAGTATGAAAGATATTAATTATAAACTAAAACACCTGAAAATTAATTTATATAAAAATACATTACAAGATAAAAAGTCGGCATGTTTTTGGTGTACATATGATTATGATAATCAACCATGTTATATACCAAAATACGAAATGGATGATAAAATACATGGGTATGGATCATTTTGTAGACCCGAATGTGCAGTGGCTTATTTAATGCGTGAAAGCTTGGACGATTCTACAAAATTTGAAAGATACCATTTATTAAATCATATTTATAGTAAAGTATACAAATACAAGAAAAATATTAAACCCGCACCAAACCCATATTATATTTTGGATCGTTTTTATGGTAATTTATCTATACAAGAATATCGTAAATTATTGAAAACAGAACATCTTCTTACTGTCATTGAAAAACCAATGAGTCGTATTTTACCAGAATTGTACGAAGATAATGATAATTTTTTATTAGGTATTTATGGTAATGTTTCAAAAACATCGAATACAAATTCGAATAATACGAATGCGAATACAAATAATAATGTTTATAAAGTAAAGCGTCAATCAGAACAAACAATTACAACAAAAAAATCAACGATTATGAAAGAAAGATTTAATTTATCTTAATTTTATTCGAATGAAAAATAAAATTCAAATAAAATATATGCTATTATAATATTCACATAAAAATAAACTATTCATAAATATATTTAAAAAAATAATCAATGTATTTACATATACGAGAATGCTTCGTACAGTTTCAAGACCATTTGTCAGTACCGCAAGTAATATTTCAGCATTGAGTGTTTTTCAAAACAGCTGCTATAACAAAATCGACTTTAAGATTCACGAGAATAGTAATACACGCGAGGCGGTTACCAGATTCACCGCTTTTGATGTTGGTTGTTTGGCCGTGGTAAACGATGAAGGTAATGTTGTAGGAGTATGTTCAGAGCGCGATTACATAAAAAAAGTTGCTGCTATGGGTAAAAAATCAACAGAGACCAAAGTAAAAGATATTTGTACTTACGGACCAAATTTGATTGTTGCACACAAGAACGATTCTTTACAGACATGTATGAACAAAATGTTGTTGAAAGACATTCGACACTTGATTATTACAGACGAAAAAGACGACAACACTTGTCTAGGAATGATTTCTATAAAAGATTTGATCAAAGAAATTATGAAAGATAACCAAGAACGCATTACGCGTTTGAGCGATTTTAACTTGGGTAAAGGGGCGTTTTTTGGAAGTGAGTAAATTTATAATTTCAATACATAGTCAATATTAGATCAAAATTTGTAGTGATAAAAATAAGAGAAATCACCATACCAAAAAAATATTTGAAAACGGCATAAAAGATCATGTATAATATTTTTATTTCTAATGGTAAAAAAAAATATTTTGAAAAAATCACAATCAAAAATACTATGGCGAACTTCATGGTTTTGTTTATTTTCATCATGTGTGGCATTTTATAACTCACACTATTTATTAGCAATATTACCATGTAGTTGTTTTTTAACATCAATAAATTATTGGAGATGTCCAGATTATTCTTGGCGTAGATATACGGATATTATAGTTGTGAATTCCGCAATATCATATCAGATGTATTATGCTTATTCATGTAAAGCAGAAAACTTCAAAATTTATTTTTTATTAATGATAATATCAATAAAATGTTTTTTACTCGGTAAATATTATTACAATAAAAAAAAGTATTGGTTGTCTACTTATTTTCATGCCCTTTTACATTTTTTCGCAAATGTAGCAAATATTATTTTATATTCTGGAAAAATACCATAATTTTAGTTATTGAAGCTACGAAATACATTGATTCTACAAATGAAATACAATATGTTTGTTTCGAGTGTAATTGCTGGTGACCAATCAAAAAGATAAGAAGTATGTCTCTCTGCTACATATTTGTAATAATCATATAATGTCATACCACCATAATCAAGAGAAGAATGGGGAATACTACTATTACACGTTTCTAATTCCCATATGGGTGGAAAATATGGATAATTATCAGGAAAGATAATTTTGAATCTCATATGTATTTGGTCTACCACATATTCATTTATATATTTACAAATGTCTTCAGGTAGATTTGTCAATTCTGATAAGTTTCGATTTTTTTGAATAGAGTAATTTACAGATAATGTACAAAATTCATTAGAAATTTTATTTACATGAATAGAGAGTTTTTCTGATGGATCAAGATGAATATTGAAATAAGTAGCTAAATTTGTAGTATCATTTCTTGCTAATCTGTTCGTTAATACTACATAATTTAGAAACGCCATATTGTTCATTGAATTCATTGAAAGCATTGTTGTTGTTATTGTTGTAATACCAATCCAATATAAAATATGAAATATTTCAATTTTATATGAATGTTACAATATTTTGTGTTGGAAACCAAAATTTCAACACATTTTTCAAAAAATTGATATTTTTTTTATAAAAAAATATAAATGTATAATAATAATCAAAGAACAATCAACATGTCAACTGTCCAGTATTCTTTGCGTCTTCCTGAGGAATGTAATTCAACCAGTTGGATGGATGAATTACAAATGCCAGTATATTATGATTCATCGGATGATGAGTATGAAAAAAGGAAAACAATGTCTCACATTTTGAAATCAAAACAATCAAGAGATGACTATATTTTCCCATCACCTTTGCCTCTTCTTCGTAAGAACGCATTGAATGAATACTCACCATCATTTGAAGAACAAATGGAAAAAAAATATGGATTGACAAAAGGTAAAGTATATAGATTTGATGAAAATTATCATGTTTCATTTCCAAAATATAATAAAGATATTTACAGTGGTGAAAATATCAAAAAAGTTGTTGGAAAATTTCAAGAATTTGTAACTATTGATATTTTTAGATTTAATGTAGATGGTTATCCTTATTATACAAATCGTAGAAATTTTGAAAAAAGGTTAAAAGGTCCTGAACCTAATTATATAGAAATAATTGAAGTATAATTTTGTAAATATACGAATAAAACCCAAAAAACAAGAAAAATATGTATAATTGTAAATATTGTAAATATTGTATTTTTTTGTTTCTTATACAAAAATAAAATATGTCTTTGTAAAACAAAATAAATAGTTTATTACAAAAATGTATTATATATAATAAATATGATTTCAATTGACTTAATGGGTGGATTAGGTAATCAATTATTTCAAATTGCCACAGTAATTGCTTATTGTATACAAGAAAAAACAACACCAATATTTCCATATTCAGAAGCATTGAATGTAGGTGTTGTAAGACCAACATATTGGAATACACTTTTAAAAAAAATAAAAAAATTCACTACTTTAGAAAATCCAATATTTACAAATGAAACACTCTATCATTTTTCTCGTTATAATGAACCCTCGTTTAATTATAGAAAAATTCCATCAGGAATAGAAAATTGTTTATTTTGTGGTTATTTTCAAAGTTATAAATATATAGATAATCATAAAAGCACAGTACTGGATATTACAGGATTAAAAGATGAAAGATTAAAAATATCAAATGAATATTCCAATACACCATTTTTTAAAAATGTATCAACGATAAGTGTTCATTTTCGTAGAGGCGATTATAAAATAAAACAAGAATATCACCCAATCCTACAATACGAATATTATGATAAAGCAATGGATATGTTACCATTAAATTATTTAGAATCAAGTAATGTAATGTATTTTTGTGAAGTAGAAGACAGAAAAGAAGTAGATGAAATAATGATGAGTTTGAAAGAAAAATATAATTTTATGGAAATGTGTTGTGTGGATCATTCATTATCGGACTGGAAACAACTTCTTTTGATGAGTCTATTTCAAGTAAATATTATTGCGAATAGTTCATTTAGTTGGTGGGCAGCATATATTAATAATAATGATGATAAAACAGTGATTTGTCCAAAAATCTGGTTTGGTCCAGCAATGTCGTGTAATACATCTGATATATGTCCTTCAGAATGGATAAAGATTTGATATCAAACACAAAACATAAAGACTATTCATATCTATATGTAATGGTAAAATATGGTATTGAATATTGGACGAACTATATATTCCCCAATAATAAAAAACCACCTGTTCATTTTGTTGTTTATACAAATGAAATCACAAATAAAATATTAGAAGAAATTGATATAAATTGTAATCCAAATATTATATTTCAAATTCCATTGAATAGTTCGAATCGAATAATTGATTTCAATGTAGATTTACATAATTGGCATTGTTTTTCTCTTAATATTGAAAATTTGAGATTTAACGGTGTTTTAGTTGAGAACCAATTCACTTCAAACCACTTGAAATATATGAAAAAATTGAAAAATCTTTATATTGGTGGTACTACCTATCCATTATTTGAAGATGAAGATGTATCTGAACTTCCAATTATAAAAAATTTTGAAAGAGGTGGTTATGGAGTTGTAAAAAAGAGCGAAAGTTTAGATAAATGGATTAGACTTATAGATTTGAATAATATAGCGAATAATATAACATAAAAAGTTTTTTTGTTTGATAAAATTATATTTTTGATTCTTTTTGTAAGATTGTAAAAAAATTGATTTATGTTTTTTTACAATAGAATTAAAGATAAAATCAATATTTATTACAACATGGAAACTACCCCCAAATTTTTACGTCAATTACGCAGGGCAGAAGAAACCCACCAATATATTATGGGATTACCAATAATTAATAAATTAAATTCTAAAATTAAAACGTTGAAAGAAGAAAATCGTGAACTTAGACAGATGTTGTCTTTGCGTCAAGAAACACAAAGTAGTATGGAAGCTATGTTGACAATACTGAAAGATACAATCGTTTCACTTAAAATAAATACTACAAATCCTGATATAAATAATAAGATAGATTCAATTATCGAAACAAGTAATGATAAAAATATTGAAGTAAAAGAATCAGACAAATCTAATTCTTCAATAAAACCAAATATTTATTTTGAAATTATTAAAGATGATCCAGAAATTATTGAAGAAGAAACCGAAGAAGAACCACAACCAGAACCAGAAACCGAAGAAGAACCACAACCAGAACCAGAAGCCGAAGAAGAACCACAACCAGAACCAGAAGCCGAAGAAGAACCACAACCAGAACCAGAAACCGAAGAAGAAGCCGAAGAAGAAACCGAAGAAGAAGCCGAAGAAGAAGCCGAAGAAGAAGCTGAAGAAGAAGCTGAAGAAGAAGCCGAAGAAGAAGCTGAAGAAGAAGCCGAAGAAGAAGCCGAAGAAGAAGCCGACGAAGAAGCTGAAGAAGAAGCCGAAGAAGAAGCCGAAGAAGAAGCTGAACCAGAACCAGAACCAGAACCAGAACCAGAACCAGAACCAGAAGAAGATGAAGTATATGAAGTTACAATTAATAAAAAAATATATTATACAACAAATGAAAAAAATGGAATTATCTATGATGTAGATGAAAATGGTGATGTTAGTATTGAAATAGGACAATATAAAGATGGAAAGCCAACGTTTTGGTGAACAAAATAAGTTAATGATATAATCGTAATTTTCTAGTTTTATTTAATTTTCTAGTTTTATTTAATTTTTTAATTGTTTTTTTGCCACCTTGCTGTATCAATGTCGGGGTTCGTGGTTTAAAAAAACTTGGTTTTGGTTTTAAAGAAGTTGGTTTTGGTTTTAAAGAAGTTGGTTTTGGTTTTAAAGAAGTTGGTTTTGGTTTTGATAGATCTAAAAATGGATAATTTTTTAAAAACCAATGTTGCGTTTTTTTTTTAGTGAATAACTCGATAAAAGTATCTGTAAGAGTAATATCTTTGTATTCACAAATTATTTTACCACTATTTGTATCATCAACTTTTCCTTTTACTAAATCTATATGTAAAAAAATTTCATAACTAGGTTTTTTAAAATCAGTAATATTTATACTTTGAAAACTAGTATTAATATATGGAAGCAACCATTTTTTATTACGAAGATTATTAATAGGTTTACATTCAAAAGTATTAAAACAAGGTGAAATTAAATTCATTAACATATTAAATGTTATTTCACTGTTTATATTTTTTGAAAAATTAATGAAAAGATCTTGTAATTTTTTATTGTTTGATTCACGTTTTGGTTCTAATAAATCTTCTATAGATTTTATTAATTTTTCAGCTTCTTCAATAGATTTGAAACGTTCTTTTTTTTTTATATTGATTGTTTTATTTTTCAAATATTCTTTTGAAAATTTCATTGTAGTTAATAGATTTTTGGAAATTTCTATAATTTTTTTATAAAATTTTAATGATTCATTATCAATATAAGTATAAGATATAACATCATCTAATGTAACAATAGAGGATAATAATATTTCTAATGGATTTTTTTTATTTGTAGAATCATCTGTTGGAAATCCTTTATATCTAGAAACAAATTTATTTTCATTGAATAATTTTTTGAAATTATCAATTTCATCAGGAAGACTTATATCAATTGGAAAGATTTTATTACGACCTTTTTTTCTAGTTGTTCCATTAATTTCTGCCCAACCATTATTAATAAAATTACCTACTTTATCATAATATTTAATAGAACCGGTAGGTGTTGCGGTACTATATTCTACTATAAAATTATTTGATATCAATGAATCATACAAAGTAGGGTTTTTTTCATCTTCTAATTTTTTCAAAATTTTATCAATTTCAGGTTCACGTAAATTGTAATTTTTAAGAAGTCGTTTTTCTATGATTATTTCAAAAAATTTATTTTTGTCTACTTTATAATTTGTTTTATACATAACAATTTTTACTGTATCATTGTCAGATTTGTTTTGTTCTAAAAACCCAAAATACCAAAAATTCTCTTTATCTTCGGGTAATTGAAATTCTATAGGTATTTCTGTTTCATTCGAATAAATTAATTCGTCATCTATCTCTTTTGCTGCAGTTTTAAAATTATCAGTTTCACCTAATTTCAAATAAGCATCTATTTTTTTTATAGTGCGCAATATTGAATTGAGATTAAGAGTATCTTTTTGTGAAATCTTACTTGTAGTTGATTTAGGAGTTAATAAATTATTTATATATCTTAAATCTTTTTCAAGATTTTGTTTTTTTATATTTTTATCAAATGATTCTTTTAGTTCTTTCATTTTTTTATCAGAACGTTTTATTTCAGACTCACACCATTTACTATAATTTAAATAGTCAAGACATAGAGTTTTGTAAAGTGGGTGGTTGAATATATCGTTTAACCATACAACACGAGTAACTGTAAATATTTGTTTATCAATAGAAATATATGTGTAATATTTTTTTGGAAAAGATATTTGTTTGAAATTACTTTCTTTTTGAATAAATTTACCAAAAGAAGAGGAAATATCACCTTTTTGTGGGAAAAAAATAGTAAATAACATTCTCAACATAATTTGAATATTGAATTCACCATTTTCTTGTTTTTCATCATGTTTATTATGATTAGAATTATTACTATTTTTAATAATATCATCAATTGGTAATAATTCCATAATACTTTTTTTTAAAAAAGATTTATTAAAAAAAAAAAATAAAATATCTTCACGAGGAATTTTATGAAAAAGTATTTCAGGATATTTTATTTCTGTAGTAAAAAAAGGATACTCAGACAATGGAAATTCTTCTTTTTTATTATTTTTTGAATGATCATCATTTTGATCATCATAATAATCAATAAAAAGACTACTTGTTAATAGAAATGTTTTACTATTAGGAATATTTGTTTCAATATTTATTTGAATATTAGAAATATTTTGTAAAAATAAATGTTCATATGATTCTTTGTGTTTATCATTGCCTTGATTATTATTTTCAATTTCTTGATCAAATTCTTTTTTTATTTCATCTAATTGACTCATAAAGAAAAAAGAATTGTATAATACGTATATAGTAATATTATATAATTCTTTTATGAAATATAACTAGAAATAATTGATTTATATTGATTATTTTCTTGTTGTTTGGCAGCTTTTTCTAAAAGAGTTTTTGCTTTGATAATATCTTCATCAGTTATTTGTTGTTCTTTAGGATTAGTTTCTAACAAATCTAAATGATAACTTGTAAAGGTTTCAGGTAAACAACAAAAATTACTTTCTTCATTTAATAAAAATTCAAATAAAATAGTGAATATCAATACAATAAATAACGCAACATAAACGTCACGTGTTCCCATCCATGCTATAGCAAAAACTAAAATTTGTTTACTAAATGTATATTTCAAATAAGCTTCCATACTTTTACTAATTTTTATATGTACAAATTTAGAGCCAATATTAATAATAATAATCATAAATCCTGCAAATAATTTACTTGTATTTAAATTTTGTACAACATTATTAATATGTAAACCAATATCTTTTAAAATAGAATTATTATTTTGTTTTTTCATATGAATCTTATTTGTATAGTATATTGTGCGATAAAATAAAATTAAAAATTATACACTTTGAAGATTTGTAATGGTAGGCTCTAAAAGAGCGCGATTACAAATGATAAGTGGTATAAATCGCGAAATAATTCAAAAATTCTATTACAAATCTTCAACGGTGTAAATATTTGAAATAGGTGAACCCGTAATTCTTTTCATAATTGTATCATGCCAATTATTCGAACTTTTGGGTAAAATAATTTCATCTTCTGTTTTTAAACGAGATTGAAGTATTGAAAATTTACACATAGGATTACATGGGTTACAAGGTTCAGATTGTTTTATTTCTGGAAAGACATGTTGAATCATTTCAGGATTAACATCAAATCCTTTGTATTTTAAATCACCCAAAGGACAATATTTCCCAATAAAGTCTAAATCTTCTTTATCACGACTCTGTATTAACGGTTCTTCATCAAATGGTTTATATTCGGAAAGAGTTACAACTTCAGGTGTATATATAGGTGAATGACCATTATCTTTACCAATTTCCCAAAAAAATCCTTCTTGTTTTTCAAATAAATGTGTTGGAACATATTGATAATAAAGTAAAATGATGAGACAAAATAGTAACCCATAAATAATATTATGACTAGTATAATAAATGAGTAATAATACAGCAATAATTCTGCCTAAAAGTGAATGTGCTATTTTTGACATGTTATTTGGATAAGATAAAAAGAAGAATATAATTAAAATCAAAGAAAAATCACAACAACATTTAGAATAATCAAAAAATTTGGACATTATTATTATTATTATATAATATCAAAGTATATTTACAAATAATTGTATACTCCGATACTTTCAGTTTCTTATAGTAAATAATTTTCTCTGGATTTTCTAATATAAGTTATATTATTTAAAATTTCATTAAATGTCTTTAGCGGCGACTGCATCTGCATGGACAAATGATAATCAAACAAGAAAAAGAGTGCCAACTATGCGAAGAAGTACAATAAAATTACGACCATATAATGAGACAACAACAATGGATCCAGATGAATATATATCTCAATCTGAAAATTATCAAAATATTCAAAATTTACAACAAAGTAGTCCACCAAGCATTGCTGATATTGAAGTATCGAATGATGATCGCAAAAATAAAGTGAATGAAATGTTGAATAAAATAACAACATTTAATACAGAAAATGACGGTAGTAAATTAGGAAATTTTGTTCCATTACAACCACCAAATATTACGAATAATCGTGCAGAAATATATGATGCAAATTCACATTCTTCATCAAAAAACTTGGATCCTTCTGATCTTCTTCCAAAGAATCTACGTCCTATGAATCAAACCAGCAATTATTTAGCCGATGAGAAAGTAAATTTAGAATATAGTAATTATAATAAAACATATGATTCACCCAAACTTTTTCAAAAACAGCCGTATTATGCGAATATGGGTATTTCGTCATCTGGAGATGATAAAATGATGGAGAAAATTAATTATATGATTCATATGTTAGAACAACAACAATCCGAAAAAACCGCAAATATTAGTGAAGAGTTTATATTGTATATATTTTTAGGAGTATTTGTAATTTTTATTGTAGATTCTTTTAATCGTTCCGGAAAATATGTAAGATAAATTTGCTGTTGGACTAAGATAATTTTTCAAAAATATAAATATATTGTTCATCATCATTTAAATAAGCAACACTACCTTGAACAATAAATCCACATTGTTGAATTAAATAAACAATATCTTTTAAATTTTCCATATACATAGTAAGTTCATTTTGACGGACTTTACCAGATAAAGTATCTTGAAATGTTTCTGTAACAATAACACGTGTATCTTTATTGGACAAATCTTTGAAATCAACTTTATTTTTATAAGTAAAATCAATAAAGTTAATAGCAGAATCAGTAAGACGTTTATCAACAAAATCTTGTGGATTACCTACTAATATAGGATTTGCTGCAGGAACAATAGGATTATAACTATTACGATTAACTAAATGAACAATAAAATATCCATTTGGTTCTAACCAATAATAACAATTACGAATTAATGTTAATTTATCTTGAAATTGATAAATTGTAAAATTCATGCAAGTTATATGTGTAAATGATGAACGTTCATAAGCCATAGGATCAATAGCAGATCCACATGTTGTATTATTATCGGGGTATTTGTTTTGTGCAACATTTACCATAGCAGCAGATTGATCAATACCATAAGCTTGAAAACCATTTATAGTCAAAGCATTGACAAGATCACCAGTTCCACTACCAATATCTAATAATCGACTATTTTTTGGTGTAGGTTGTGTCATTTCCAAAATTTTTTTGTATTCGTAATCTACACGTTCTTTTGGTATTTGTAATTCATCATATATAGCAGCATAATAAGAATCATAAATATCATAATTACGTTTCAAAACAAAAGGGGCATTTTGAACAAATCCTTCTTTGTATGGATCACTATTAAATTGTTTGAAAAACATTATTATTAATAAAATACTAGCAAGAATAATAAGAATGATCAACCATTTATTTTTTGGAAATTTCATAATAATATAATGTATATGGTTATATATTTATGAATTATTTTTGTTTTGAAAATAACAATAAATATCTAAAATATATTTTTTAGTATACAGTGTGTAAAAATATTATAATTATATCATATTACAATATGTTTAAATTACTACATAGAACCAAACATGATAAAAAGTCAAATCAAATACATGATACAAAGTCGAATCAAATACATAGTATAATACCATTGAATATTTTTCAAACTTGGCATACATTAGATTTACCACCAAAAATGAAAGAAAAAGTTAATTTATTAAAAGATAATAACCCAGAATTTATTCATCATTTATATGATGAGAACATGTGTAGAGAATTTATATCCAGTAATTTTGATAATGATGTTTTATATACATTTGATAATTTGAAACCGCGAGAATATAAAGCAGATTTATGGCGATATTGTGTATTATATATGAAAGGTGGTATATATTTAGACATAAAATTTGAATGTATAAATGGATTTAAATTAATAACTTTAACAGATAAAGAATACTATGTTAAAAACAAATATATATATAATAATAATTATGGAATATATAATGGATTCTTAGTTTGTTTGCCTTTTAATAATAAATTATTGAAAGTAATATATGATATTGTTGATAATGTTAAAAACACAGTATATTTCAATATAAATAATTTTGAATCATTATGTATAACTGGGTCTATTCTTTTAAATAAACAATTTATTGGTGAACAATTTTTATTAGAATATAGTGATTGTGGTAATTTTATAGTATTAAATAATACAAAAATAATACAAAAATACAAAGAATATGTAAATGAAAAACAAAATTATTATAATGAAAATAATTTTGTAACATTATATAAAAATAATGATGTGTATAATTATTTATGCTTAATCCCTATATATAAAAAAGAATTCACACGTATTATTAAACGAGATATTAATAATTACGAAATTCCATTTTTTACTTGTAATCCATGTATTATTAAATATAATGATAATTACATATTGAATATACGATGGATAAATTATACATTAGATAATGAAGGTAAATGTAAATCATATTATTCAAAATCAATATCGTTAAATTCATATATTAAATTAAATAATTTATTTGAACCATTAGATTTTTTTGATGGTATAATGAATGAATCAAATGAATCAAAAATTGAAAAAATAGTTGATTCTACAAATTCAAACATTTCAGTAGGTAGTGGGAATATATTTGAAGTATTTTCAAAAGAAGATTATAATTATAAAGATTCTTATAATTATTTTGGTGTTGAAGATATAAGATTATTTAATTATTTAAATAAAATATATTTCATAGGATCGTGTTTGAATAGAAAGACGAATACAATTTCAATTGTATCGGATAATATTATTTTAGATGATAAAAATTATACAATATCGAAAAATTTTATCCAACCAGATTTTTACAATAATAATCGTATTGAGAAGAATTGGTGTTTTTTAAATTATAAAGAAGAATTATGTATAGTTTATCAATGGTATCCATTAACAATTTGTAAAATAAATTACGAAGAAAATAAAATAAATATTTTAGAACAGAAATATTTGAAAACAGAATATTTCAAAAATGTGAAAGGTAGCACATCTGGGGTAAATCATAATAATGAAATATGGTTTATTCTACATAAAAGTCAACAAAGAAATTATCAACATTTTTTTGCAGTATTTGATTTGGATATGAACTTATTGCGTTATTCAGAACCATTTAAATTAAATAATTGTTTGGTTGAATTTTGTATCGGGTTGATTATAGAAGAATCGAGAACTATATTATCATTTAGTTCATTAGATACTAACATTTTTGTATGTGTTTATGATAATAATTATATAAATTCAATAAAGTGGTATTTATACACTTGAATAATTATAATGAAAAATTATTGTATACGTTGATAAACAGCCCATGTAGTTGCGTCATGTATTTTAATATATCCATAATCAATCAATAATGATTGTGCTTTTAATGTAGTGTTCCAATTTGTATCATCAAAAACCCATATTCCACCAATTTTAACTTTTTTTGCATATAATTCAACTTCTTGACAGCTAATTTTTTCTGAGTGATTAGAATCTTGATGCAAAAAATCTATACTATTATCTGAAAAACGAATAATCGCTTTTTCACTAGTAGTTCGTAATAATTCTACATTTGAACAACCATATTTTTTTATTAAATTTTGAGTATAAATATACATTTTATCAAAGTCAATTTTTGACCACCATTTATCATTTTCGATGTCATTTTCTCCTTCTAATGTGCTTTGACAATCCCAAGGATCAATTCCAATAACACTACCTTTACATATTAACGCAATAGGTAATAAACTTTTACCTCCAAATACACCTAATTCTACACAACATTGTGTATTAGGTTTTATATATTCAATCATTTTCAATGATTTTTCACGAGTACACCATCCTTCAATTGAATCCCAATCATTTTTCAAAATATTATTTAAAATTTCCATATATCTTATAAATGTATATAATATATATTATTATTATATACATTTGATGTTATCTATTATTTATATTACTTGTCGTTTAAATTGTAAGTTTGAGTATTTCTTTGAATCTTTGATGAAGTTTTATCCTAAACACTTATCAAAATCAGAAATACAAATAATTATTGTTGACGGTTTATTAGATTCACAAAATATTGATTTAGAAGAACGTCGTTCTTATTTTTCTGAAATTATTCAAAATCAAATAGACTTTTTACATGTCCCACCTAAACCAACGCCTTGGCAAGGAAAATATCGTTTAACAACAGATGATTATTTTACAGCATGTAATTCACGTAATACTGGTATATGTTATGTAAAATATAATTATGTTGCATTTATTGATGATCTAGGTTGTCCAGGACCAAATTGGATGGAGACTGTGCTTGATGCACAAAAACAAAATATAATACAAGTAGGTGCATATAATAAATCATGTAATATTATTTATAAAGAAGGAGAAATAATATCTAAAACAGTATTTGAAAATGGAATAGATTGTAGATTAAGTGTTTATAATGAAGATTTTTCAAAAGCTTATTCATCACATTTTTTTGGTTCATCTTTTTGTTTACCATTAAATGTTTACTTAGATATAAATGGAATGAATGAAAAATGTTCAGGTATGGGCGGTGAAGATACAGATTTTGGTATTCGTTTAATTCGTAATGGACATATTTTTTATTATAATAAAAAAATGTTTGTAGATGAAAGTGATGAATTATTAGATAATGAAAAAACTTGTAAAAGATGTGATCCTAAAAAAAATAAAAATGATCCAAAAAGTAATTTATCGCATTATTTATTGAATGAAGCAAATAATGGAGATATTATAGTGAATCCAGAATTTTTTTTGTATGATTACCATAGAAGAATTGTAATTAATGGTGAAGATCCTAGCACAGTATTTATCAAGCCTACAGATAAAATACATTTTTTTACAGGAAAACTCATATCTTGCGGTTTTTCTGATGAATAAAATTATTTTTTACTTAGTTTGAACAACGTAATTGAGTACGTGTATGATTTTGAAAAGTAGATGTTCCTACACCATATTGTTGAATATTTGAATCAGTAGTTTTCAAAACAAATGGTGAAAATAACATAGGGTGTTTTTGATCATCTATACCCCCTAATGGTTTTTTAATATTTAAATCTACTATATAAAGATCACTTTCTAAAGAAGGAATATATTTATTATTTATAGAATCACAATTGTCTAGTATACGTGTTTGATTACGTAAATCATTTTCAAGATCGACTCTATTAAAATAACCATTTATTGGACCACGACTATTTCCAGGATTGAAATTAATTTCGGGATAATAGTCTAAATATGGTTGTATGGATACTGTAGTAGGTTTTATACAATCTAAAATAGGAAATAATGTATATTTTGTAGAAATAGGTCTGGGGTCAAAATTTGGTCTTAGTTTAATGTCTGGAAAAACACGATTTGTTAAACGAATATTCAATTCTTCGACACGTTCATTTTGACCATTTAATAGAGCACAAGGGACACCATAAGGAGAAAGTAATGGATTATTTGCAGTTTCTAATTTATTGTTAAATATATTTTGCATCTAAAATAAAACACTTATATTATGATTGGAAATTATTTTATGTGTCAATAATTGTTTTAGGAAATTCTTCATAATTTATCATCGTCCAATCAGGAAAATTAAAAATATCACCATGATATTTAGGACGTAAATTCAAATTTGGATAATAAACTTTAGAGAACCAAGCAAATACCCCGATATACCATCCCATAGTTCCATTTGTAAGAACAATATTTTTACATGTAGTAGCAAACATAATAGTTTCAACTTCACCCATTATCAATGGTTGTAAATTATATTTATTTATAAGTTTTTGACATATTTCATGATTTAAAGAATCACTAGAAATATACCCACTTTTAAAAGATAATTGTTCGAGAACCATTTCATAATATTGATAAGTAGGACAATATTTTATAACGTCACCAAGACGAACATGAACATATACATCATTATTGTTATTGTATCTATAACGATAAATATTATGATCCATTATACTTTGTTTAATCGGTTCTGATTCATAATATTTTCTTAAAAAATTGGCAATTTCTTGATTTTGAAAAAACGTTCGTAATGTATAAATATTATTTGTTCCTAAATTTTCATGATAGAAAAATCGAAAAAAATCTTCATCTTTAAGAGCGATTGTGTTATGATAATAGTTCGTGCCATTTTTGAACAACGGTAGTCCTAAACGATCAATTTTTTCTTCATATCCATAAGTAAATTTTAAATTATATTTTTCAGCTAAAAGACTACATATAGTATTACGAATAATTTGATTTCCTAATCTTCCAGAAGAACCAATAGTATGATTTGACATAATATCTATAAATAATATTTTAATTTTTGTAAAAAAACTATTGTATAATATAAATATTAAATATATATATATGTCAAAAAAAGGTGGTAATTTAAGACATGAAATTTTTTCGAAAATATTAAGTATAGGATATGAATTAGAAACAAGTAATTTATCAAAATTAACTTTATTACCTAATTCAAATATTCTATTAAATACAGATGTTACTAGTGAATTTTATAGCCATATTACGAATGAACCTATAGATCAAGATATAGACGATATTTATAAATTACGTCGTAATGAAAAAGTAGAATATGAAATATATACAAGTGAAAGTTTAAAAAAATCTAAATTAAAAGTTGATAGTAATAGTAAATTTTTAGTAACAAATGATATTGCTGATAATAAATTAACAAAATATTTAACAAAATCGTGTGATAAAGAAGAAAAAAAGGTAATAAAAGATACATTAAAATATTCAAAAAAAGATGAAGATGAAGACGAAGAAGAAGACGAAGATGATTATGATGAAGACGATATTTATGAGATAGCAAAAGAGTACAAGAATGATTTGTATTCATTTCATTTATTAAATTCAAATGGTAATGAAACATACAAAATAAATTTTGAAACATCAAATAAAAAAGAATGTGGAATTTTTAGTGGTACTGAATGGATATTTACATATTATAAACCAAATGTTGGAAAAAATATTATTTTAGACACTTTCATAAATGTAATAAAAAATTTGAAATATCATTTTGGAAATTTACGTTTTTTAGGAGATGGAGAACTTGAAATGTCTTTAAATGATAAAAAAACAAAAAAAAGTATTATTCCAAATCCCAAAAAACGTAAATTATTCAATTATCCCGATACAAATATGTATTATTTACAAACTCATTTTATTGATGAAGAACAAACAATTGATGATGTATGTTTAGTTCCTCAGATGACTTTTGCATGTAAAGCATCAGATGTAATTGATATAAGTAAAGAATTGATACGTGATACTCTTAAAATATTTAAAGATTATTTTTCATTGGCAGGAAGATGTTTAGATATTATCGAAAGGATAGAATTATGTATTGAAGAACTATTTTTTGAATATAATAAAAAAATGTCTCGTGACAAAAAAATGAATGAAGAAAGAGAACCTGAAGTATTAAAATTAATAAAATCTTATCTTTTTTTACTATTGTTCAAATTACATCAATATTATAATAGTTATTTACCAGATCCAAAAATAAGGGCTAAATATTTGAAAAATACATTATTTATTAATTCAAGACATAGTAATTATGCTTTGTATTTAGAAATAAAAAAATGTATGAAACAATATTTTCCAAGTTTTAGTGAAAAAAAAATAATCAATATTATTCGTAAATTAATAGTTAATGAAGAAATATTAATCGTTTTTTTAGTTTACGATCCAAAATTTGTGAGAAAAGGTGCATTCAAATTTACAAATAAATTAGATAAAACAAATAAAAATTATGGCGATCCTCATTATTCTTTTATTTCTTATTTAGAATATTTTGAAAATCCATTAAAAAAAGTTCATGGTCAAGATAAAGATTCGGAAGAATTGTCAATAAAAAGATTAGAAAGAAATCATGATTGGTTGAAATACAATGGAATAGATGTTTTTTCATCAGTTATGGAAATTAAAGATGATATTATATTGATAGAAATACGATCGTTCGCACATATAATTTCCAATTATATTGCTTCAATAGCAGATGAAATATTATTTAATGAAATATTGACAGGTTCATGTAGTCGTATTTTAAAAAAAGAATCTTTTAATTTGGCATCATTTACTTTGAAAAGTCTGTATATGTTTGCTGATTTATATGATAAAGCAGAGTTTGATAAATCTATTCCTAGACAAGGTGGTAAAATATCAAAAAAATGTTTGAAAAATAAAATAGAAAAAAGAAAAACACGTCGAACGTAAAAATTGAATTATTGTAAAAAAATATAACCTTTACAATAATTAACGAATAATTCAACACAAATGAACTTTTATTCAGATAAATTAATTAATAATATTATTGATAATTCACCATTAGAAACAATGGTTGAAGAACTGGAATCTTTTAAAAAACATTATGAGTATTTAATTATAAAATATTCACTTCATACGATTCATCACAAATATACATTGAATATTTTGAAAGATTCCGAACGTATAATAATCGCATTTCATTGTCTAGATATTGATTTTGAAATAACGAATTGTCCGTCCATTCTTATTTATCGAAAAATAAAATATTGTGATGAAATACATTATTATGTGCTATTTACATGTACAAAACAAAGTTTTCGTGGACAAGGATATGCTTCCAAATTGTTTGACGGATTTCTAGAAAGGGTTCGTGAAGAAAATACTAATACTAACAAAAAAGTAAAAATAATATTGAGTTCTTTAGAAAGTTCTGTAATATTTTATGAAACATACGGATTCAAATGGACACGTAAATGTATTAGAGATTATCCAAAATTATTAGAATATGAAGGATACAAAAAAAACAAAGAATATTTTATGATGGAATTAGAAGTCTGAAATTATATTTACTTTTTCTTTATATTTTGAACCATTTATTCCACATTTCCTTATATTGTTTCTACAATCCTTAGCATAATCATATTGAACATCTCCAGTAATCAAATCAACTTCACCAAACATTTTACATTCTCCATAGTCACTATTATCTGGCACTGGATCATACGGTGTAAATAATCATTTTTTACTTTAGATAATATTTAATTCGAAACAACATAAAAATATTTTATGATAAAATGTGTATCATAAAATTAAATGGTTAAGATTTGTTCAAATACATATCCAAATGAAGATGAAATTATTTATAAAGAATATTTCAGTTGGTTTCCATATGAACTATCTGTATTTCAGAAATATTCTATCCAAGCAATAATAGAAGGCCATCATTCGTTGGTAACCGCACATACTGGAAGTGGAAAAAGTCTTCCAGCAGAATTTGCCATTCAATATTTTAAAAATAAGGGAAAGAAAGTTATTTATACTTCACCTATCAAAGCATTATCAAATCAAAAATATTATGAATTTACACAGAAATATCCACACATTAGTTTTGGATTAATAACAGGGGATATTAAATTAAATCCAACTGCAGATGTATTGATAATGACAGCAGAAATATTATTAAATTATTTATTCAAACCGTCTGATGATAATGGAAAACTTCAACAAAATCTCCAATTTCAAATGGATATTCATAATGAATTAGCATGTGTTGTAATGGATGAAATTCATTATATAAATGATCATGATAGAGGTTCAGTATGGGAAAAAACGATTTTAACACTTCCAGAACATATTCAAATGATAATGTTATCAGCAACCATTGATTCTCCTGAATCTTTTGCAAAATGGTGTGAACGCAATGAAAATTCTGTAAAAAAAGTATGGTTATCTTCGACCACACATCGAATTGTTCCTTTGATACATTATGGATTTTTAGTTACAAATGAAATGTTTTTCAAAAAAGTAAAAGACAAAACAATCCAAAAATATGTCCGAGATAATACTCAAAATTTGATTACTATAAAAACAGACAATGGTAAATTTTTAGAAGAAGGATATAATACTTTGATAAAAACAAAAAAATATTTGGAAGATAATAATGTTATGCCAAAAAGATCAAATGTATTGAATCAATTATGTAGTTTTTTGAAAGAACGTGAAATGTTTCCTGCGATTGCCTTTGTTTTTTCTCGTAAAAATGTTGAATTGTATGCGAAAGAAATAACCGCAAATTTACTAGAAGATGATTCGAAAATTCCATATATCGTAAGTCGTGAATGCGAACAAATTATTCGAAAATTACCAAATTATCAAGAATATATTAATCTTCCTGAATATAATCAATTGGTTTCTCTTTTAGAAAAAGGGGTAGGTATTCATCATTCTGGAATGATTCCAATTCTACGCGAAATTGTAGAAATGATGATTTCCAAAAAATATATAAAAATATTATTTGCGACAGAAAGTTTTGCCATTGGTCTCAATTGTCCTATTCGAACAGCAATTTTTACTTCTATTACTAAATTCGATGGTAATGATGATAGATATCTTTTACCACACGAATATAATCAAGCGGCATCAAGATGTGGACGTCGTGGTATTGATACAGTAGGACATGTTATTCATTGTAATAATTTATTTAATATGCCATCACAATATGAATATAAAAATGTACTTTGTGGAAAACCACAAAAACTATCTTCTAAATTACGTATTTCAATACCATTTGTTTTGAATTTGATTCAACAATACAAAAATAAAAAAGATATATTAGAATTTATAAATAAAAGTATGATTCGTGAAGAATTAGATAAAAATCAGGAAAATATAAAGAAACGTATTGAATCATTGAGAACTCAAATTGAAAATATGAAAAAAACAATAATGTTTTTGAAAACACCGAAAACTATATGTGAAGAATATTTATCATTAACAAAAAGTCTTACTATGATAACAAGTAAAAAACGTAAAGAATCCGAAAGAAAAATACAAAATATGATAGATGAATATCGAAATATAACAAATGATTCAAATCAAATAGAAAATCTTATGAAATTAGAAAAAGAATTGATAGATAATGAAAAGGAATATAATTATGGAGAACAGTATTTTATATATAAGATTGAAAAAATATGTGAAATATTATCTTCTCAAAGTTTAGAATCCGCAGATGTAGATTCGTTTATAAATACTATTAAAAAAGATGAAATATATGAATATATTTTGACAAAAAAAGGACAAATTGCTTGTTCTGTATCTGAAATTAATTCTATATTAATATCAGAATTTTTGATAAACACGAATTATATGTCGAATATGAACAAAAATCAAATGATTCAGTTTTTTTCATGTTTTACAGATATAAAAGTTGCAACAGAGTATCGTATAATTATTCCAACAACAACAACGGATATAATTGTTAGAAATTCCATAGAACAAATAAAAACGATTTCAAAAAAATATGAAATATATATGCGAGATGAAAATATTACTATTTCAAACAATGGTAGCGAGAACGATTTAGAAATGGTATTCGATTTAATTGATATTATAGAAGAATGGTGTAATTGTAAAAATGAAGATGATTGTAAATGGTTTATTCAAAATCAATTGAATCCTAAAAATATTTCAATTGGTGATTTTACAAAAGCAATTTTGAAAATAAGTACAATAACGAAAGAATTAATGAGTTTATCAGAACAGCATGAAGATATGTTACTATTTATGGAAAAATTGAGTGGAATAGATTCTATAATATTGAAATATATTACTACCGCACAAAGTTTATACGTTTAGATGAAAATGGAACGGACGCTCTTGCGATACATCATTACAACTGATTGGTGGTTTAGAATCACTACTATAACTTTTTAGCGAAGAATCGGATAAAGAATCGGAATAAGAATCGGAAGAAGAATCAGATGAAGAAAAATTTACATCCGCAACATAAGCATGTGGAAAAGCACCACCATATATATCTAAAATTTCTTTTACAACTTCTTCGCGTTCAATATCTTGTGTTTCAAATTCAATACTTGTAATAGAATTTGATCTACACCCACGAAATTTCCCTAGAAAATCTTGTAATCCATTGATTTCACCTATACGATCATGTTGATCAAGATCACCAGTAATAACCATACGCGAATTCTCACCCAATCGTGTTAACAACATTTTCATTTGATTTTGAGTACTATTTTGCATTTCATCCGCAATTATCCAAGTATTTTTAAAGGTACGGCCACGCATATAAGCAAGTGGCGCAATTTCAATTTGTTTACTTTCAATTAAATTTGTTACTTCATTTGGTGTCATAAATTTATATAAAATGTCATATATAGGTCTAATCCATGGAGCCATTTTTTCTTCAAGTGTTCCAGGTAAATATCCAAGGTCTTCATCAACACTTACTGCAGGACGTGTAAATATTATTTTTTCATAATTATTCATTAAAAAGTTTTTTACACCACATTCTGTTCCAAATAAAGTTTTTCCAGTTCCAGCTGGTCCTGTGGCAATAATTATTTTATTATGGATATTATTTAATGTATGTAAATATTTTGCTTGAGATTTATTTTTCGGTTTAGAAAATTTGGAATCAATTATGGTTTTTTCTTTTGCGGACAAATAATGAAAATTTTCGAACAGAGTTTTAGAAGCAGGTTCTCGTATTTCTTTTCCAAGTTGGTATTGGGATAACTCTTCGTCTATATGACGGTTCGTTTGTTTTCTATTATTGCCGCGTTTTTTTTGATTCATTCCGTTTTTATACATTACAAAGATATTTTGCTAAATGTATTCTATCGTATTATTTGTTATTAATATTATTTTTATTGTTGATACGATGTTAGATGTAAAAAATTGATTAAAAAACAAGTGTTTTTATATTATATTATTGAAAATTAATCAATATTCTTTGATAATATTACTTGACAAATGGATTTGGTTTTAGATAATGATATAATAGTTATTTCTGATGATGAGAGTGATAGTGAAAACGATAGTGTAAGTTCATATGACCTTGTGAATGAAATTTTGTATGATGAAATGTTTGATAATATAACAATAGATAATGATAACTTTTTAGATTCAGATAAAGAAGACAAAAAGTATTATCTTGGTATTTGTAGTTATTACAAAGAACGTATTTTAATGGACAGTGTTATTTTATCTAAAAACTTTTTAAAATATGATATAAGATTTATTGAATATTATTTACGTATGAATCGTAGTTTACCGAATTCAATATTTACATCAAATAACAAATATATAAATATTATGAAATTAGAAATTGATGAAGAAAATGGTTATTACAATATAATTATAAAAACATATTGGATACGTATTATTCAGAGAACTTGGAAAAATGTATTCAAAAAACGTCAAGAAATATTGATGAAACGAAAAAATATTAATAATTTGAAATATAGAGAAACAAGAGGTAAACATAGTGATGGTTTAAATATATTACCATCATTATATGGTATGTTGAAACTGTAGAATAATTACATGATAAAATAGAAGACAAAATTTATTTATTGAAAGTCATCAAATATAAAAACTGATTAATGTGACCCAATATTTCATCACGCACACTTAATAAATCTGTATCTTTTTCAGAATCGAGAACTTTTGACAAATAAATTAAAAAATCTCGATAATTATAAATACGTTGTTTGAATTTTTTTACATTTTTGAAATTATATAGGTCAATCTTTTCATTCATAATAGTAAAACGGTTCTCATCTTTCCCTAATAAAATTTCTATAAAAGTATCCATATTTTCATTTAATTTCGAATATAATTCATCTGTAGATTTATGTTGTGAAAAAGAATATGTTTTCCAATGGTAAATTTTTACAGAATTTAAAATACCTAAAAAAATTTCAATAATCTTTGTTTTTATAGAATTAGAGAACCTATTATACGATTTATTGTATTTTACAGTATTATTCTTGATATTATGTTTTGTATTCTTATTATGTTTTATAGTTCTCGTTTTCATGTTATTCTTATACTAAAGATATATAAAAATAAATTATATGAAAATTGACTTAATTTTGAATTATAATATTGTTTATTATTAAAATTCAAAATGATATTAACACGATATCTTTATCAAAAGGATCATGTGGAATATTCAATTGCTTGTTCCTTATCTTCAAACAATAAAGAAGAAGCTAAATTTTGGGCATATGAATTATATTATTCGGGTTTCAAAGATGAAACATTAAAAATACTCGTTGAATATCATGAAAAACATTGTTCCACAAGTCAGAAGTTCTCTAAAATAAAAAAGTATATCTTAACTAAGTATGAAGAATGGAGAACTGATAATACACAAGATTTTATAGTAGGAACAATAATAGAAAATATTGTAAACATAATTTCAAAACCAAACGCAACAACAAATTCCAATCAAAAAATTCTATGGATAAAATTATCAGAGACAGATATTTTAAAATATAAATCATCACCATTTATTTCTACAAAAGCATGGAAAATGCCACGTAGATTATGTATATATAAATGTCATGAAGATCCAAGTATACCATTCAAATCAACTATTGATGATTATTGTAATTGGTTGTATTATGCGTATAGTTCTCCATTTTGGAGTAATAAAATAAAAAAATACGGAGGAATAGTAAATGACAAAGAAAAAACAGTAATTTTTGATGACGATGACAAAGAAGAACAATTTTATAATTTATACAATATGGAACCTGATGAACAACCGATGCAAACATTATTAAATTGGGGTGTAATATTATAGTTATTGTCATTTATTTATTTCGGTACAATTTGATAAACAATAGCGGTTGTCAATCCATAAACGGCACCACCCCATAAAGTATCTACAATTGCTGTTTTCAAGTGCCATTTTTTAAATATTCCATAGGACGTTGTTTCGTATACACCATTAACAACAAGTCCGAGAATAATAGCTTCCCAAATTGGACGACGATTACGTAAAATAAACCAATATAAACCTAAAATAATAAAAAAATAACAAGCGATCATACCTTCAAATCGTGTTTGGATTTGTACTCTTTGTACATCAATAACTTGTAAACTATACATAGTCCAGTTCAAATTTATAAATATCAAATCAAGAATCAAAAGAATAATTGTCGAAAGCACAATATAAATAACAGATTTTTTCTCCATTTATATTATAATTAGATTTTACACCGCCAATGATTTGTGAATGTTACAAGAACGGTGTTCCATTACAAATCATCAATTGTATTATCATTACTATTATTATGGTTACTGTTGTTATGATTATTTTTATCACTAATATCAATATTATTATTTTCGATATTTTTTGTTTTGATCGTTTTTTCTTTGATATTATGTTGTTGTAAGAAATACATACCCCAATCAGGTAAATTAGAAATTATATTTATAGCGGAATTATAAGTAAATTCTAAAACAATTGGTATTTTACTATTTGTTCCTTGAATGTATTTAATGCTATAAAACCAATAAGGTGGGATATAAAGTAAAAATCCTTCCATAACTTCAAATTCTAAGAATTTCAAATTTTCCATATCATTCAAATATTTATTTTGTGGATTCCAAACATCTACAGGAGAACGAAATTCATAAGAAACATAATCATTTTCTGGATATAACCATTTACGACTTTTCCAAGGAGTCATTTTTACCTGTATTTTTCCAGATTGAACAAAAATAAATCGTCGATAATCTGTGTGATAACGCAACGGGGTGTAAGCACCCATAGAACCAAATAAAAAATCATATTTTGTTTGAAGAACCATAGATGGTTTTAAATAATCATCCATAGGACTATAAAATGTCTCTAATGTTTCTTGAACAAATTCATCATTTTTATCAGAAAAAAACCGCGATTTATCATCCGTCTCAAAAAGACCTATAGCACTTTCTAATGGTAACGGAACAGAATCACCACCTATGTCGAATGGTCCATTATTTATATCAATTATATCCTTTACATGAATATCAATAGTTGATTTTTTAGAAAGTGAAACAATTTGATCTAAATCTAATCCTAGTAATATTTCTGGAACAATTGTTTTAAAATCATATAATACTGGTTGTCGAACATCACATATTTCTTGTAATTGAGAATTTGATAAATAATCTGCTTCATAAATCTCTAAATCTTCACTTTTTTTATATTGGGCTGTAATATGAATATACAAAAAAAGAATAAATAAAAATATTAAAAAAGATACAAATGTAGACATTTTTGTATTATACTATGATTATATATACAATTATTTGTTATACAAACGCAAGAATTATTCATCTGAAATTTTTGGTGCCAAATACATAGAAATATATGCGTCCAAATCACTAGAAAGCTTCATACAAATTTTTATAGGGAATTCTGATTTCAAAAAGATGTCCATATTTGTTGAAATTTTATGAAATTGCACCATATTATATAAATGATTCAAACTAAATGACATGTTTAATGTTTCACCTTCATCAATCGCAAATGAAGTCAAATCATCAATATCAATATTCACCATCATTTTTCCCGAATCTACACTATTTGAACACAATGTAATTTTTTCTTCAGAACATAAAATGTCTAGACAATCACCAAATAATTTGAGTTGATTTACTAAGCCATAAAAATGAGAAGAAGGTAAACTAAATTCAGCTTGATATTCCATTTCAGGAATAGCCAAAATATCAGTATCTAAATCAACCATAGGAACTTCAAAATCCTTATTGAACATAGATTTCTCAGATTCAAATTTAATATTTATTTTGTCGGTTTCGTCTATTGGTAAAATAATTTGAATAGATTGTCCTTTCTCACGAGTACTCAAAACTTTTAAAAATAAAACAGTATTTATACCAACAACCATGTCTTTATTTATCGTGTATGAATCAAACCATATATTGGGTATATTCAATTCCAAAATAGATACATGAGAAGAATCCATTGTTTGAATTGACATGGCATCTATTTTGAAATTTATATTAATATTTTCAGAAAATAATCGAATATTTTGAAAAATAACATGAAATACTTCACACTTACTATTGTCATTAATTTGAATATTCATTGTAATTATAATATTTGAATACAATATTACAATTTTTATTTTTATTTCAATTTTACATAAGTTAATTCTTCAAACACTACAAAATACAAAATACAAAATACAAACTATAATTTATAAAAATTACTACAAATAATATAAAATACAACGATTCCAACTATCTCAATTAAAATATGATAAGGAAAATCTGGATATAATTCTTGCATTTTTTTACAATTATACATTTCATTCAAAATCAAAAATATAATAATAAATACGAAAAAAAATATTTGATATATACAGTTTTGAATGAATTTGGGTAATAATGAAAAATAATATCCTAATATTGAAATAAATATAATAGATTGAGCAGTTACATAAAATATAAATGGTAAATATAACAAAGAATATATATCAAAACAAACTAATAATAATAAATAAAAAATAAAACCAATACTAGGTATTTTTTTTGTATAACAATAAAATAAAAATAAAAATGACAAATTTATTACATAAGTAAGTGAATGTACTATATTTCTTTGTATTAAACCTTCAACATGAACCATATGGGAAAACAAATGAATCAATTCAAAACACAATATAGAAAATAATAATATAAATGTGTAATAATGTTTCACTTTCAATAAAAAATAAAATATAATCAAACAATTTATTAGATTTACAAATGTAGAGTATGGTTGTGCTATTCCATTTTTATTTGGTTTTTCACAAGTATCGAATGGAAATATGTATTCATTCATTAATAAAATTACTTACTCATATAATATTATTATATTTTTTATTTTTACAAAATGAAATACAACATTTATATTCGATTTATGATAATAATATACGAATTAATTTATCAGATTCATCTTTACCATACAAGACAATACTATTTCTAACATGAGGATCTAGTAAATGTAAAAAAATTTTGGTAAAATTATCAATCATACCGGGAGAATTATAAATACACATTTTGGTCATTTTTTGACCGTAACGAGTCTCACTTTTTAGACAATCTTTACAAAACATTTCAATAACATCTTTGTATCGTTCTGCAGCACTTATTGTAAATGACAATAAATTAAAATGGCATTCAAAATTTCCGTATTTTTGTAAACATTCTTTAAAACAATACAAAACATGATCAATTATTTTTCGATAATTATCAGGATTTGCGAATAGTTTGAAGAGTGGATAATTAATATATATAGAATTTGTATCGTTGATAATAAAAATAGTTTGTTGAATCAAGATATCAACATCAAAATTTTCCGAAATTTTCGAGGCAATTTCTAATTTTTGACTTTTTTTGAAAAATGTATTTTTTTTATTGTCGGAATAATATGTATTTTTGTATTCTTCAATATCATTCAACAAATTATCATAAGATGACATAGTTAATTTAATTTGTTTATTATTTAAATAATAATAGAAAAAATATTTATATTTTACACGATAAATATTTTATATAATTTATTTTTATATTTTTTGAGTTATATATTTTTTGTATTTTCTGTAGTATCTTCATCAGATTTAATATCGTCATTAGAAGTAATTTCAATGTTAGGAAGTGTCAAGTCGTTATTTTTTGAAAATTCATTTAATAAAACCTTGTTTACATCCATAGTATATCCTTGTAATTTCAAAAGCGCATCTTTAAGTCCATTTACCTCTTCTGCTAAAACTTGGAAACGTTGGTTAATTTCATCTACAAAAGTATTAAATTCATTTACATCCATAACAATACTATTCGAAGGTGTATTGGATTGATCAATTTTTACATTTTCCAATATTGTATTATCCAAATTTTTGGATTCTTTCATAAATGATTCTAAATTGAGTAATCTATGATCAATTACAGCAATCACTTGAGGAAGAGTAAGACCAGTTGTATTGATATTTTGAGAAGGATTGGAAGTGCTGGAAGATGGATTGGACGGTGTTGGGGTGGTTGGTTGAATTCCAGCACGACGTTTTTTTGCAGCAGCATTTGAATTGTTCATGTTTAATGATTATAATAATAGTATTGAATATCTTAATAATGATTAAACGCATATTAAGGAATCATTGTCATTTTAATCGATTCATGAAAAATATATTTTGTAGTCCATTCAATATCATCTAAACTATAATCTTCAATATTTTCAAATTTATTTTTTATTTGAATTCTTGGAAATAATAAAGGATCTCGTTTTATTTGTTCTTTAAGAGCATCAATATGTTCTTCATAAATATGACAATTACCTATAAAATGAACAAATTCATCTGCTTCTAAATCGCAATGTTTTGCTAAAATATGTGTCAATAAACTGTAAGAAGCAATATTAAAAGGTATACCTAAACCAACATCACCACTACGTTGAAAGAGTGCACAAGACAAATATTTATTTTCACGTACATGAAATTGTACAACTATATGACAAGGTGGAAGAGCCATAGAAGAAATTTGACATGGATTCCAAGCACTCATAATAAGACGTCTAGATGTTCTTGTTTCAGGATCCTTTAATTGATCAATTATATCTTGAAGTTGATCAATACCTTCACCTTGATAACACGTATCACATGATTTATATTCAGCATTAAAATGGCGCCATTGATGTCCATAAATTGGTCCTAAATCACCTTCTTTATAAGAATAAAGTTCACGTTTATCTAAAAAATCACGATTACAATTATCGTCCCAAATATGGATATTTTTTTTATTTAATTCAATATTAGAAGTGGATCCACGAATAAACCAAAAAAGTTCTTCAAAACAAGTTTTCCAAGCCATTTTTTTTGTAGTGAGAATGGGAATAACACCATTTTTTAAATCAAATCTCATATTGTAGCCAAATTTTGTATATGTATTACCATTCCGTGTTTTTTCATAAGAACCTGTATTAATAATTTCACGAATAAGATTCAAATATTGTGTTTCTTCATGAAAATGAAAATGAAAAGACTGTTTATACTGTTGACGATTTGGTAAATCATTATGAATATAACCAGATAAATTATAATTATTAGCAATTTCATCTTGTTTAGACAGATGATTTGATGAAATAGATTTATTTTTTTTTAAAAAATTATACTGTTGAAAATTTGTAATAGAATTCTTTTTCGGAGTCGATCCTTCCAAAGATGTTACGGGATGCGTAACATTACTAATCTTCAAAGGGATAAAATTTTTAGAAAAAAATGAATTATTTTTACTACTTGTATATAAATCATTATTTTTTTTTGATGAAGTTTCAGTATCAATAACAATTTCTTGTAATTTCAAAACATCAGTTGTCTCTTTTACTTTGATAGAATCATTTATAGGTTCATCTATATTTTCAATATTTGAATTTTTTTTGAAAAATAAAGAATACAACTGGTTCATACTTATATTGATAAACTATAGAATAATATCTATATATTTTTTCTAATCAAAACTATATAGTAGATATGGATATATTACAAGAAACGAAAGATTCGTCCAAAAAAACTTTTATTGGTCATGTATTTTCCTCTTCTGAAGAAGACAAAGCTGAATTTTTAAATGTTATTCAATATGGGATATATGCTTTAGTTCCAGTAATTGTATTAAATAAATTAATTCAACGTTTTATACCAGAAGCAGATCCTGATAAATCTAGTTTAGAGTTATTATTAGAGATTTTTATTCAAGTTATTGTTATTTTTTGTGGGATTATTGTCATTCATCGTGTAATTACATATTTTCCAACATATAGTGGATTTAAATATGATAGTCTTATTTTAACAAATGTTATTTTAGCTTTTTTAGTAATAGTATTAAGTATTCAATCTAAATTAGGTACAAAAGCAAATATTTTAGTTGATAGAATATATGAATTATGGAATGGAAAAAATTCATCAGATGATCATAAACAAAACGTTAAAAATGGCGTTCGTGTAAGTAAACCAATTTCATCACATACACCAAGTCAAGCAGATTATTTAGATAACGGATTACAAGATAGTATATTCCCTCCAGCACCAACTGCAACACAGCGTGCATCATCAACAGATAATTATGATTATATGATGAAAGGAAATTCAGGTGGTGATTATGCATTACCAGTGGGACCAATTGCAGCAAATGCGCTTTTAGGTAGTTCTTTTGGTGCATTTTAGATATATTCGCAAATAATAGCTTCATAATTGTTGTCATTTTCACCTATTTTTTTTTCAACATCAACATCAACATCAACATCAACATCAACATCAACATGAGCATTCGTAGTTTTACTGATAATTTTGAACGGTTTTCCACAACCATAAATAGATTTATTCTTTATTAATTTGTCACACATTTCTTTTGATAAATGTGGATCTATTTGTTTTCCGTTTTTGAATTCACCATGTCTAAAAATACCACAATTTATTTTTTCAATAATAATAGGATCTTTACAATGTGGACAAATTACAATAATCATAATATAATAAAAATTGAATATATAATAAATAATATAATAAAAATATTATTATGCTATTTATTTACAACATGAACGAATTGATTAAAAATCTTCCACCATATATTGGTAAAGAAATTTTAAGTTATCTTATACCAAACACAAAAGATCTTATTTTCAAACAATACAAAAAATATTATAATAATCGTGATTATTATAATAAAAAGTATGAAGCAGCATTTATAAATCATGATTTATGTGAGTGTAATGATCATTATTTATCGAGAATAGTAAAAAAAAATGGTAAACATCGATACTATATATCACGATGTATAGAAGATGTTATGGAAACAGAATACAATGATCGTATTTATAATTTGTATATGTACGAATACAAATCATATTATATTGGTAAAAATTTAGAATTTGCCTTACTAGAATTGTTTCTATTTACAAAATGAAAAAATAACAAAAAATACAATATTTACAATGATGTCATATATACTAATTTATATTATATTATACTACTACTGCTATATACTAATTTACAATATTACACAGTAATAACAGAAAATCCTATTCCTCCTGAAAAATAATGACCACATGATGTCATTATTTCATATACATATCCACTATAATCAATATCGTATACTATAGTTACAGAATTGTCTTCATATTCTTCTTGTGTTGGTTTAACAATAATACGAAAATCTTTTTTATCGTGTTCATATGATATACAGTTTTCAAAATCTTGGAGAATATAATAGTAAATACTAGCAAACCGCATATTTGTAGTTGTCATATCGGAACGAATAGAATATTCACCGGGATAACCGAATTGACCATCATCATAAAAATGATGAATAGAAAGATAGCCTTCACAGTTTATACGTACATCATCATCAAATGGACAAATCATAAAATCTGCATTTTCCCCATTGGAAGTTACGTCAATAATAGATTCTTGCATAGCAATACGTTTGATAGATTCACCAGAATTCATCATGCGACGAACAATGCGTGTAAGTGGAATAAATCCATTTTCGGTCCAACACTCGATACCTGAAACATTACAATAAAATTTTTCTTCATTTTCTACAGTTTCTTCATTTGACATGGCGTGCCATATATTGTCACCATACTTGAAAGAAATATCTTCCATATTGACAAATAATGTATATAACTGGTTATCAGCAATTTGTTCAGGTTTAGCCATTTCGCGCACGTAAATTGGTGTATAGGAAGGAACACAAATTTTATTCATATTGTCAAAGTTTCGATAGTTGTTAAATTTATATGATACCTATTAAGAATGATAAAAATATTCAATTTTTACGATTTTGAACACAAATTATTGAAATATAAATAATAAATAAAATATAAAAATAAATGGATAATATAATTTATTCTTTATTGTTCTCAATTTATGACAAAACTACCAGTAGACCACATTTTTTATATTAATTTAGATCATCGTAAAGATAGAGATTTAGAAATTCAAGAAGAATTGATAAAATATGATATCCAATGCTATGAAAGATTTTCGGGTATTTTACATGAAAAAATAGGGGGTGTAGGATGTGGAAAATCACATGTAGAAGTTCTCAAATTAGCGAAAGAAAGAGGTTACAAAAGTATTATGATATTAGAAGATGATTTTATGTTTCAAGTATCAAAAGATGAATTTTATAATGCTATGGAAAATTTAAATCAAGTAGAATCATTTGATATATGTCTATTATCATTTTATTTAATTGATTCAAGAGAATGTGAACGTTATCCATTTTTACGTAAAGTCATTGAAGCACAAACTACATCTGGATATATTATCAATGAACATTATTATGATACATTAATTCGTATATTTGATGAAGCAATAGTATTATTTGAAAATACGAATTATCATTGGTTATATGCAATAGACGTTGCTTGGAAACAATTACAAATCAAAGATAATTGGTATTGTTTTGTGCCCAGATTAGGAAAACAAAGACCAAGTTATAGTGATTGTGGAAATACATTTAGTCATGTAGAATGGTAATATATTTATTTGAATATGTAAAAATAATAAATCATATAAAAATAATAAATCATATAAAAATATTATATTGATATTTGTAATATGGAAAATAAGACTACTACATTTTTGAAAACTGACAATAATATAATAATAAATGAAGCTGCCGTAAAATGGGTGAAAAAAATGAATGAATGTATGAATGTTTGTATAAAATCAGAAGGTTGTAATTCATTTATGAATCATACACACAGTATATGTAAAAAATATAATCCAGATAGTTATGAAAAACTAAATAAACATTTTGAGTAAAATTGATCTTTAAATAAAAATTATAACTGTAAACAAATATGACTGAAATGAAAGATTGTGGAATATGTTTATCTCCTATAGAAAATAATAGTTTTCTTCTGTATTGTGGACATGAATTTCATGGTAAATGTATGTTTCGATATTCAGATATTTATCTAAAAGAATATCATGAAAATCCAAGTGTAAGAATTCCATGTCCAAATTGTAGAAATAAAAGTATGTTATTATTTCACTCATTAGAAACAATCATAACAAACGACGAATTAGATGATTTGAAAGAAATTATAAACGAGAATAATGTAAATAAATATTTATCAAATTGGGGAATAACACCACTTCATATTGCGGCATATAAAAATAAATTGGATGCTGTAAAATATTTATTAGAAATAGGTGCAAATATTAACTCAAAAGCTAAAATGGGACATACACCATTATATTCAGCATCATTGTCTGGTAATTTTGAAATTGTTAAATATTTAGTTGAGAATGGTGCAGATACAAATATAATACATTCGACTGGTAAAAAAGCTATAGATGTCGCATTTCATAGTGAACATATTGAAATATTTATTTATTTGAGTAAGATTTGAATTTTAACCGTTCATTCAAATGAACGGTTAAATGATAAAAAGTTATACTGTATTCAATGTCATTATATTGTTTATTTCAAGATATCCATAGAATTAATGAGTTCCATTTTACGTATTGATTGTTCAAAATTATATTTCGCTTCTGTATCCATAAATAAATAACCTGTTTTTGGTGATTTTTCTTTTTTTTTTATTTGTTTGTAAATAATATCTATTTTTTCAATGACATTTTGTATTAATTCTTTATTTTCTTTACTTACCAATTCAACATTTATATCAATTACTTCTGTTAAAATTTCTACAGCAAAATATAATAAATATTTTCGTTTTTTTGAGGAAGCCGGTGTATATCGAATACAAAATAAATCCAACAAAGAAGAAAGAATGTTTTCGTAAAAGGCACCATGTTTTTTTCCATAATGGAGGAAAATGTCCCAAACCAACCAAATACAATCTTTTTGATATTTACTTTCTATATTATAATTACGTCGAGAACATTTTATAATTTCTTTACGACTTCTACAAATATGATCAAATTCTATAATCCATTCGATCCAAAAACATGATTGTAACATATTTTTTCCTTCACTTGAAAGATGGTATGACAATTCATTAATAACAATAAATAGTTCTTTAGGATCTTCTTTCGATAAATGTAAATTCGCATATTCAATATTTGGTGCTTTAAGTTTGTCAGACATTTGAGTAATATCAAATTCTTCTACTTTGTCTATTTTAAGAATTTCGAAACTATTTTTTTTCACTGAAATAGAAAGCATTGTTATTATTTCAGCAAACAATTTACGTATTGTTGTATGATTACGTATATCCAATTCACTTGTAAAAAAACTTTGTTGTAATATATTTCGAAATATTTTATAACGTTTTTCTAAGTATACAGTCATTTTAGGATTTGCTGCATGTATATGTTTTCCTAAATAAAATAAAACACATTCCCAAATATCTATAAAATGTCCAGAACAAAGTAACTCAGCACACCAATGACAAGATGGTTCTATTTTATTTTTTAACATATTTTCTATTAATTGATTTTTTACATCTGTTTTTTTATATCCTGAAAAAGTAATTGATTTAAAATCGGAAATATTTCGAATATCATTAATTATGCTATTCTCAGAGACAGATATATCAGTCATATAATTCAAATTGATATAATAAAGGATTATTTATTCGGAATTACTTTCAAAATAAAATTGTAATTTTAATATATGTATGAAATATAAAAGTAAAACATTAAAAAGTGTGAATAAAAATAAAACATTAAAAAGTGTGAATAAAAATAAAACATCAAAAAGTGTGAATAAATATAACAAAAATACGAGTAATTTAAAAAACGCAGGGTCTATTGAGAATGAAAATAAAAATTTTGAATTAACATTTGAAGATTTACATTTACCAAATGCAGAAAATATAGAAGATATAAATAAAAAAAATATAAATAAATCTTTAAAAAAAATTAATGATCATTTAAATTATATTGTAAATACAGTATCAAAATCGGAATTATCAGAAGATAACTATCAAGAAAAAAAACCAAAAATAAACGCCAAAGCTGAAATAAAAATATTACAGTCATCAGAATTAACACCAGCACCAATATCAGCATCAGCATCTCTACAAGAAACAGCGCAATCATTAGCACCAGCATCAACAACACTAACACCAAGACCAAGACCAACACCAACACAAACACCAACGCCAGCACCAATACCAACACCAATACCAACACCAATACCAACACCAATACCAATACCAACACCAATACCAACACCAATACCAACACCAATACCAATACCAACACCAATACCAATACCAACACCAACACCAACACCAACACTAGCATCAGCAATATCATCAATTCTTAATTTTTTGAATTATAAATCATAAACAATAAATTTATTCGGTAATAATACGAGGTACAACATTAATTGTCTGTAATTCTTGAAATAATAATTTATTCGGTAATAATACGAGGAACAACATTAATTGTCTGTAATTCTTGAAATAATAATTTATTCGCATAAGGCATTTCTACCAAAGCAAAATCTGTTTTATTTCCACAAGTCTTACATAAATGAATCGAAAAATCAGCATTTGAATACATTTTATTTTTGTTACCATCATTATAACAGGCAATCATTCCACATTTTTTACAAACATTTACACTATATTTATCAGAAACATCAAACAATCGTTCTCTAGTAAATTTTGTCATACCATGAGAACATAAAACATCACGTTCCATTTCACCAATGCGAAATCCACCATCACGTGATCTTCCTTCAGCGGGTTGATGAGTCAAATTTACCATTGGACCAATTGCACGACTATGTTGTTTATCATTTACCATATGTTTGAGTCTCTGATAAAATACAGGACCAAAGAATATACTAGTATCCATTTGTTCACCAGTCATACCATTATACATTATTTCATTTCCATAACTTTCGTATCCTAGTTTTTGTAACTCTTCTGTAATTGTTTTAACAGAAAGATTTCCAAAACTAGTGCCATCCCCAAAAAGTCCCAATTCTAAAAGTACTTTACCTAATAATGTTTCTTTCAATTGACCAATTGTCATACGAGATGGAATCGCATGTGGATTCAAAATAATATCGGGTCTCATACCATCTTTTGTAAAAGGCATATCATTTTCAGGAATAATATTACCAATCGTGCCTTTTTGTGCTGATCTTGAAGCAAATTTATCACCAATTACAGGTTTTCGAAAAGTGCGCACTCTAACTTTGGCAAAATTATATCCATCACCATTTCTTCCTGTATAATTTTTGTCAATATAAGTTTCTTCTGTAGTTCTAAAACTTTTACTTTGATCTTCATATTTAATAACTTTAGTAGGATCATTACGATTTTCTTTAATAGGAACAATTTTCGCAATAATAATATCACGATTTTCAACCAATGAATTTTCAGGAATAAATCCTTGTGAATTCAATTTACCGTAATTTCCAAATTTTATACATTTGGTTTTAGAAGGATCTGGTTTACATCGAATAATTTCATCACGAATAATATTTTTATCTTCATCTTTTTCAGTATGAAAAATTGTAGCTGAGAATAAACCACGATCAATAGATCCTTTATTTATTAAAATACTATCTTCTTGATTATATCCTGTAAAAGAAGCAATAGCAACATGGACTTGACAACCAGAAGGTATTTTATTTAATTGAATAAAGTTCATAAGACGAGTGTCTACTAAGGATCTCGAAGGATAAGACAAAACATATGATGATTTATCCATTCGATTATCAAAATTCAATGCATAAACACCAATAGCTTGTTTTACCATCGCACAATTACTTGATAAGAATCCAGAACCAGCGATAAAACTATGATTATCTGATTCTACTGTAATATCTGATATTAAACAATTTGGCATAAGATAATATGATTCTATGTATACAAATTTATGAATTATATTATTATCAATAATACCACCATTTTGTGAATGATTCAACATTCCAATTTTAATATTTTTGTCATAAATCATATCTTTAATTGTTTTCCAACCATAATTTGTCATAAATTTATGGTCTTCTGTAGCAATAATAGTATGATGACAAACAGTTGTAATTTTGTATACAGGAAATTCATTTTCTCTTACAAAATGATTAATTACATTTGTATTTGTAATTTTAAATGTTTCGGGGTGAAATGATAATACACTATCACCAATTTGTACGTCTTTAATTTTTTTTTTAGTATTATCGCTCATCCATACAAGTTCATTCGAATCCAAACATTGATAAGTATTTCTAGGTGCTTGATTATGATCTGGATAAGGCGCACATGATGCCAACACACCAAACATTGTGCTTGGGTGAATTTCACAATGTGTATACATAATTTTTGCGTGAATGTCTTGAAGATACGATTTTTTTGTTTTCATAGCAATCATTGCCAAATTTTGTTCTTCGGGATCAATATATTCAATTACTGATTTGTCTAATTTACATTCTACCAAAAGATCATTCCATTCCAATTCACCACTTTTCAAACGTTCGATAATATCCATCGTGATTATTGCTTTTTCATTTTCAACTTTCAATAACGGTCTTGTTAATCTACCACCATCACTACAAATACGAATTTCACCAACTTTGAAATCAAAAGCAATAGAAGTATAAATATTGATGATTCCTTTGTATTTTTTGTCTTTCATTTGTAAATAAAGTTCCATAGGATCTTTCGCAATACCCACCCACGCGCCATTAACAAATACTTTTATTTTTTCATAAAAATCTGAAGATTGGCCATCTTCCAATTTAATAATATATGGTTCAACATATTCGTATAATGACGCACTATTTGTTGGAATAGTAATGTGTGTCATATAACTAATATTTTTGACTACACCAATGCTTTGCCCTTCTGGTGTTTCGACTGGACATAAATACTGATAACTTGTATTGTGTAATTTGCGTGGAGCAATCAATTCACCACTTTTTTCTAATGGTGTATTTATTCTACGCAAATGACTTAATGTAGCCATATATGTAAGACGATTCAATACTTGTGCTACACCAACTTTTGTGCTATTTGCCTGTTTGATACTAAAATCACCCGTTGAAAGAGCTCGTGTAATACCATTTTCAATAGTTGTTGATTTCATTATTTTGTAAATATTAGTCATATTAATAATATTTTCATAATCTTCTGTAGAACGCCAAGAACCATTATTAATTTCTCTTACAACTTGCTTTTGCATTTCTTTTACTAATTTATTGAAATAATTACGAAATAAATTATTCAATAAAGTTCCAGTTAAATCGATTCGTTTGTTCAAATAAGAATCACGATCATCAGGTGGTTTCCACCCAAAATTTGTTTGAATTAATTTATTCGCCATGTATCCCAATAAATATAATTTTTGTGTTAGTGTTTTACAATGAGGAAATAGATCATTATTTAGGACATCAAGAGCAAATTCACGCTTTTTTTTACTACCTGTTTCTTTATCCATATTCATAGGAGTATACGCAACAGATGATGTAATATGACGAAGTGAATCTTCTAATGTCAAATATTTATTCGCATCAATAATAGATGCTTGTAAAAACTGAAGCACTTCACCATATTTGTCTGAATGAATATCTAACACAATATATTCACAAATCTTTTTATCATTAGGAACGCCTAATGCTCGAAATAAAACAAATAGTTCAATCGGTTGTTTAATACGTGGAATGTTTACATAAATGGCATTTCCAAATCCATTATTTTTACTCGCAATCATCATTTCAATCTGTTTTGGTGAAATACATTTGAAATCAGGAACAGATTTAATTTCCGCAAACCAATTCCATTTTGTTGTATTTTTTCCATCAAAACAATAAACACGATTTTCAGCAGCACGTTCTTGTCCTAATACCGTTTTTTCAGAACCTTTTATAATAAAATATCCACCACAGTCCATAGGACATTCACCAGTGTAATCATTAGAAATATGTTTATTTTGTGTTAATACACAAATTGCGGATTTCAACATAATAGGCATTTTTCCAATATTGATTTTTGAAAGAGTAGTATTTATAATTTTTGGCGAATCCATTTTTTCTGTATTGCGAACTATATATTGAACATTCAAATCAACATACATTGTAGAAGCATATGTAAAATTACGTAATTTTGCTTCTTGAGGTAACATAAGTTTTGTAGCACCATTATTTTCATGAATTCTAGGAGGAAATAATTTAAAATTTTCAAAATTAACAAATATCTCCAATAAATATTTATTATTTTCTGCTACAAAATCATTTTCAGAACGAATGACAACAGGATTAAACATTTGAATTGTTCTTTGTATTTGACAATTTATAAAATTATTATAAGATTCTATTTGATGTCTTGCCAATCTTTCCAAATGTTGTCCGCGAAAATAAGATTCAATGATAGAGTATGGTTCTTCAATATAATCACCCAAATGCGATAATACACCAAGTTCTTGTTTTGTATGTTCAATAACTTCATCTTTTTTTGATTGTTCATTTAATATTTTTTCTGATGAAACACTTGTTTTTGTTTGTATTGAAGGAACCAATATTTTTTTTTTACTTGTTTTACGTGATTTTGTTTTCGGTTCTTCTTTTGATTCACCACAATTATCTAATTGTTTTTTTTCAATTTCAATCGATTTTAAACATTTTTCAGAATCTATATGTGGTAATAATGATTTTGATATATGATTTGAATCCATACTTTTACAATTCATACCACTATATTCTGTAGTATTTTCAATTTGAAGACTCATTCGCTTAAAATATATTTATATCATTGTTTTTATGTTTATTTTAAAATCAATTTTATAACTTTGGATCTTCTACAAATATTGTAAATAATCAGTTATAATGTTGATCGAAATATTATATTTTAGATACGCATTTACGCTATTGAAGATTTGTAATGAAACATTTGTATCGTCAACGGTTTACAAGTATAATAGAAATATGTATTTTTATTGAAAAAAATAAACAATGATGTTGTAAATATTCGAATGATGTAAATATATATTTTATATATAATTTATATAATTTTATATGTCCAATCAATTCTCATTTATATTTTTTTTATGTTTTATTATTTTTATTACTTTAATGATATGGTTATTTTTAAATAAACAAAAAACACCTGAAAATTTTACTATAGATGGTGATTATTATATAAAAGAATTACCAGATTTTTTATCTAATGAAGAATGTGATAAAATTTGTGAAATTTCTCGAAATAAATTGTCACCAAGTAAAGTATATTCGTCAAATAGTGATATTGAAAATAATACAGTAAGAATAAGTGATCAATGTTGGTTGAAAGATTTAGATAATCAAATTATAAAAAATATTTCTGAAAGAGTGGCATTAATAACACAAACAGATATAAAAAGTCAAGAAGAATTACAAGTAGTAAAATATGGAACAGGTGGATTCTATAAGCCCCATTTTGATGCATGTAACAAAGCAACTGATGATTGTTCTCGATTAAACAAAGGTTTAGGACCAAGATATATAACCTTTATTATTTATTTGAATGATAATTTTGAAGGTGGAGAAACATATTTTCCAAATATTGATAAATATGTTGTTCCAAAAAAAGGTAAAGCCGCGATTTTTTATAATGTTGATAAAGAAGGTGAAATATTACCAAAATCATTACATGGTGGTATAAATGTTAAAAATGGTGAAAAATGGATAGCAAATAAATGGATAAGATTAACAGAATTAGCATATAAATATCCTTAAAATAGCCGAAAAATAATAAATATAATAAATCAATAAATAATATAATTAACTTATAACTATATTATTCTATAATGAATGAAGAAAAAAGATTAATTTCTATAAATCCCGATTTATTTAAAGTTTCTTCTAACTCTACACGAAAAAATCAAAAAAAGAATGATAAAAAAAATATAAAAATACGTAATCCAAATGCTGTAAAAGAAAAAAATAATAAAACATTAAAACGTAATTTGATAAAATATTTACGTCATAAAAAAAAACAAGATATTGATTTTGATATTCCTAAAAAAAAAGGTAAAACTGAAGATATTTATGATTTTGAAAATAATTTTGACGAATCTGTAAATTATTTATTAAAATTAACCAAAGAATTAGAATCAAAAAAAAATCAACAAGAACCAAAAAATCATACGTTGAAACAATATCCAGATCAAGTTCCATATGAACAAGTAAATCTTTCTTTACCATCTATATTAAATGAACCACCATATCAAAGTCAACCTCAAAGTCTAAAAGAAAAAAAACAACAACCACAACAAAAAGTTTCTCATTCAAATGTAGTTCAACCAAATTATGGTTGTTTGAAAGGTGGAAAATTACCTACATATAAAATTTGGAAAAATAAAACAGAAAAGGTATATTCAACTTCAAGTTCCCCAAATCAGAAACTACAAACAATGCCAAGTACAAAACCAATGGTAATCAATGAAATGGCATCAACACCATTGACAATACCACAAAAACCATATGAACGTTTGAAAATCGAACAAATGAAACAAATAAAACAAAAAGAACCACCTAAACCAAAACGTCCAAAACAGAAACAAAAAACATTGAGAAGAGTTTATCGTGTAGGAAAATCTAAAATATATTCAAAAATATCTGTATTGGTATCAAATAAAACAATACGAAAAAATATAATGTCACAAACACAACTTTTAAAACAAACACCTATACAAGAAGTAAAACAATATTTAATCAAAAAAGGATTTATTCGTATAGGATCGATTGCGCCAAATGATGTTTTACGTAAAATGTATGAAACCGCAAAAACAATGTGTGGTGAAATACAAAATCATAATCCTGAAAACCTGCTTTTTAATTTTCTGAATGGTGAAGATAAATAATTACCATAGTAATTTATCTGCGTAATATCCTGCGGTTCCTACTATTTTCCTATCTTTTTCATGACGATTTTTATAGAGCTTACGACGATGATCGGCATATTTTTTTCCATATTTTTTCATAAATGTTGGATAGTCATTGTATCCAGTGGCCCCACATGATGCTATTTTAATACCATTCTTGAATACATCTAATTTTTTTGATGGATTTGTAGATCGTTTTATAGTAACTCTTAATTTTTTTGCTTGTTTTCTAGTATAATTTGTGATAGTATACATTCTATATATTTGTAAAATATATTTTATAAAAACACATAAACCTTTTGTATAATAATATTATGTATATGATATCGAATAACCAAACACTCGTAGGAGAATATTTTGAATTAACTAAACAATATGAAGCTCAATATGGAAAACATACAATTGTTTTAATGCAAGTAGGTGCTTTTTTTGAAATTTATGGATTAAAAAATAGCAAAACAGGAGATATTTATTCTAGTGCAATACAAGAATTTTGTCAATTGTGTCAATTGAATATATCAGAAAAAAAAGTATGTGTTGGAAAAGATTTAGTTTTGATGGCAGGATTCCGTGATTATTCTTTAGAAAAATATTTACCGAAAATTACTGAAGGTGGATTCACAGCAGTTGTTTATATACAAGAAAAAGATGCAAAAAATCAAGTATCAAGAAAATTAGAATCAATATATTCCCCAGGAACATATTTATCTTATGATACAGATGCTTTACCACAAATAACAAATCATATTATGTGTATATGGTTAGAAAAAAGGCAAAATAGGTTGATTTATGGGGTAAGTACTGTAAATATTTTTACAGGAGAATCGTTTTTATTTGAACACGATTGTTTTTTTCATATGAATCCTACAACTTTTGATGAACTAGAAAGATTTGTATCTATTTATCAACCAAGTGAATTGATATTTATTTCACCTCTTTCTGTAAAAGAAAATGAAAAAGTCATTCAATATAGTGGAATTCGTACAAATACAATTCATTATTTTAATTCATTAGATACAAAAAATGAAAAGTTATTGAAATGTGAAAAACAAACATACATAAACCATTTAATTGGCACATTTTTTGGCGAAGATACATATAGTATTTGTAAAGAATTTTCAGAATATGTTATAGCAACACAATCATTTTGTTATTTATTAAATTTTATTCAAGAGCATAATCAACATCTTATTCGTAAAATGTCATTTCCTATTTTTAATAATACATCGAAACGTGTTGTGTTAGCAAACCATACACTATTACAATTAAATATTATAGATGATTATGTAGTAGGTAATGGAAAACCTCATGGACAATTATCATCAGTATTATCTTTTTTGAATAAAACTGTAACAGCAATGGGAAAACGTAAATTACATTTTCATTTAACACACCCAACATTTGATGAAGAATGGTTACAAAATGAATATAATTATATGAATTATGTTCTCCAAAAGCCTTCTGAAAATGTTGAAGATTTTTTGTATTCAGTACGCAAATCATTGAATGGTATAAGAGATATGGAAAAAAATGGACGTCAATTAATTTTGAAAAAGATTAATCCGAATTCTTTGTACCATTGGTATCAATCGATATTATCAATTCAAGATATTGATGGAGAATTACAAAATAATTATGGAGAACTTAATAATTATTTAATAGATTTTTTAAAAAATAGTCAAGATTCTAGATATATTCAAAAAACATGTAAAGATATTATTGAGTTTTTACATGAACATTTATTATTAGAATCGTGTAAGATATGTTCATCGAATCAAAATTTTGATGAAAATATAATACAACCTGGTATTTCAACAATTCTTGATGAAAAAATTAATACAAAAAATAATAGTTTACGTATTTTCTATGATATTCGTGATTTTTTAACTCAATTATTAAAAACAAAAACAAAAGAGGCCGATATTTCAGATTATATCAAAATACATGAAACAGAAAAATCAGGAATGACGTTTCAAATTACTAAAAAACGTGCGTTATTTTTGAAAGAAGCAATAAAAGATCAAATTAAAAAAGGAAAGGTTCTCATAGAGAGAGATGGGTATCATTTTTCTTTAGAAGAAATTAAATTTGTCACAGCAACATCGTCCAATGAAGAAATCACATTCCCTCTTTTAAATTCAACTATTCAAACATTATGTCGTATTTCAGATTCAATTAATAAAACTATATCTGAAGTTTATTTGGAAGTATTAAATAAAATGGAAAATCTTTTATATAATCAATTGGAGAACCTTGGAAAATATGTGGCAAAATTAGACGTTTTTCAAGCAAAAATATATGTAGCAAGAAATTACAATTATTGTTGTCCTAAAATAGAGAACGAGAATTCTCAACAAGGATCATTTGTAAAAGTCAAAGAAATTAGACATGTATTAATAGAACATATCAATAAAAATGAATTATATATAACAAATGATTTAGAATTAGGTAGTAATGACTTGAAATCATATTCACCAATCGGGATATTATTATATGGTACGAATGCTGTAGGAAAAACTTCATTGATACGTGCTATCGGAATTGCTGTAATAATGGCTCAAGCTGGAATGTATGTGCCATGTAGTGAATTTGTATTTAAACCATACCAGTCTATTTTTTCAAGAATTTTATCAAATGATAATTTGTTTAAAGGATTATCTACATTTGTAGTAGAAATGTCAGAATTACGAGTTATTTTGAAACAATCAAACGAATATAGTTTAATTTTAGGGGACGAACTGGCATCAGGAACAGAAACAGAATCCGCATTAAGTATTTTTACTGCAGCTCTTATTAATTTACATGAAAAAAATGCTTCACATATGTTTGCTAGTCATTTTCATGAAATAACTCATTTTGAAGAAATACAAAAATTACAACGTTTGGCGTTTAAACATTTATCTGTTCATTATGACAGAGAACATGACTGTTTAGTATATGATCGTAAATTAAAAGATGGAACAGGATCTAGAACATACGGGTTAGAAGTATGTTCATCGTTGATGATGCCACAAAATTTTATTGATTTGGCATTTGATATACGTAATAAATATTATCCAGAAATTCAAGGAGGATTATCACAACCAATTACTAGATATAATTCAAAAAAAATACGCGGAATTTGTGAATTTTGTAAAATAGAATTAGGAACTGAAATTCATCACTTGATACCACAGCAATTATCAGATAAAAATGGATTTATAGGAACATTTCATAAAAACCATTCTGCGAATTTAGCATCAGTATGTGAAAAATGTCATAATGAAATACATAGTGAATCAACAAAAGAGATAAAAAAAACCATACGTAAAAAAACGACAAAAGGGCTCGAATTGTTCTTTTAATTATTCACAAATATTAATTTTTTATTATTTTATATTTTTTTATTATTTATATTGATAAACAATATAAATAATTATCTATATTTACTGTATTGGATGCAAGATGAGTACATCCCTATCCGAATTGCTGCGCAATTCACTGGATTGCACCCTAATACGTTACGTAAATTTGCTGATAATAACACAGTACAATCTTATAAATCTCCTGCAGGACAAAGAATGTTTCATAAACAGTCTTTGCAAACGTTCTGTCGTTCTACTCCTACTTACATACAAGTTTCCAAAGATACGAAACAATCTTTTATTTACGTACGAGTCTCTTCCAAAAAACAACATGACGACCTTCTTAGACAACTTGCGTTCCTCCAATCCAGAAAACCTGAATATGCTTACTATAAAGTTATCCAAGATGTTGCTTCTGGAATTAATTTCCAGAGAAAAGGATTGCAAACCATTCTGGACGCCTGTTTACAAGGCACTCTCGGAGAAGTTGTGGTTGCCCACCGAGATCGACTTGCGCGATTCGGATTTGAACTCATTAAGTACATCATTGACCACTCAGGTGGTAAACTCACAGTTATTGACGATCAGAAAAATAAAAGTACAGAAAATGAACTATCCGAGGACCTTATGTCCATCGTTCACGTCTACTGCTGTAAACAAATGGGAAAAAGAAAGTATTCCACCAACCATGAAAGCCATCAAAATAAAACTGAAAATCAATCAAGAGAAAAAGAATCTATTCAACCAGTGGTTTAAATCTAGTAATTTTTCCTATAATAAAGCTGTATCTGCCATCCGAAATGGACATGCTATCAATGAATTTTCATTGCGGGATAAATTCGTTACTGCAAATACAAAGAAAACAAACCCTGAGTACCAAAGAATGGAAACACAAATAAAAACATTGCGACAAGAAAAGAAACAAACAAAAGATACATCTATTGATGAAAAAATTAAAGTTATCCAATTAGAACTCAAAAAGAAAAAAAAAGAAATGAAATCAACCAAGAATGAAGCGGTTTACGAATGGGAGTTGGAAACACCCAAAGCAGTACGTTCAGAATCCATCAGGGATGTTTGTAAAGCTTACAAAACATTATTTACTATGTTGAAACAAGGAAACATTCGACGTTTCCAAGTAGGTTTCCGTAGGAAAACAAATCCTAATCAATGTATGGGAATTCCCAAGAGTATGATAGAGAATAAAAATGGTCATCTTATTATCGGACCCAGTTATTTTGATACGGTGGATAAAGCAAAAATTTCCATGGGTAAAAAAACAATGAAACGTTACAAAAACATAGAAATAAACCACGATTGTCGCATGGTAAAAAAACACAATGAATACTGGTTGTTTGTCCCTGTTCAAATTGAACCATGTACCGAAAAGCGTACATGGAGTAGTTATAGTGGCGTTGACCCTGGTATTCGAACCTTTATGACTTCTTTTGGAACCAATGGTTGTAATGAGTATGAACACAATGAAAGTAAAATAAAAAATGTAGATACAAAAATAAAAAGAATGAAAGTATGTAAAAAATACGTTCGTAAACAATCTTTATGGAAGCAAGAACAACGAAAAGAACATTACATAGATGAAATTCATTGGAAAACTATAAAAAGTTTGCTAAGTTGTAACGATGTTTTGTTCTACGGCGATATTAAAAGTCACAATATCGTTCGTGGAAACAAGAATCGTACATTGAACCGAGATACTAACAATTTGAAATTTTACAAATTCAAAGAAAGATTACTATTTAAAGCGAGTGAACAAAGAAAAATAGTAATTTGTACCAAAGAACATTACACGACAAAAACATGTAGTTTTTGTGGAACGATGAATGAACCTGGTATATCGAAGTTGTATTATTGTTCAAGTTGTAAAAAGCGTGTAGGACGAGATGTAAACGCAGCAAAAAACATATTAATGAAAGGGCTTGTCAAACATGTTTGAGCCTCTTTTGTTACCGACAGCGTTCTTGGTCGGTAAAATAACAACATAAATATTTGTTTACATAAGGTGTAAACTGGTGAAAATTAAACCAACGAAAGTGAATATTTGTGAATGTTACAAGAACGGTCCATGATAATTGTATAAATTTATGGAAACTAATGAGAACGGTATAATAGAAAATGGTATAGAAATTTATTTTGCAACAGTTATACAATTTATAGGATTACCATTCGCATCAACAAAATTTAAAGTACTATCTAAATATACGGGTTTTTTAATAGTAACACCATTTTTATCTAATAATCTGCCCATTTTATCTAATGTACAACTTGAATCGATACTGTTGTTTGATACACCAGATGGTGGTGTAGTAGTATATGATGTTCCAGGTGGTGATGCAGCAGTTATACAATCTACTATGTCTCCGTTTATATCAACAAAATCAAAATTACTATTTAAAAATACATTTTTTTTAATAATAACACCATTTTTATCTAATAAAGTATTATTATGCTCGTCCAATGTACAGTTCAAATTATTACTGTTTGATGTATGAACTGTTGATGATGATGGTGATGTAATATTACATTTACAATTACCATATTCATCTAAACCACAAGTAGTACAACCTGGCCATATAAGAGAACAACTAGTAGGTGTGCACATACCATTTGTTGGATCAAATCCATAAACTGTTTTACTAGTTTGATCATTACTATTATTTACCATATATTTTAAATAATCAGATGTATAAGGATATAATGAAGAATTTGTTGTATCATAATTTGGAAATTGATGTTTCATATTAATACGTAAACGATCAGATTGTCCATAATTATAATAATATGATTGATCGTCAATACAATTACCATAACATTTTCCCATGTAAAAATATTTATTTCTATCACGAATATTTAAATCACTATAATGTGATTTTAATATTGGCCCATTTTCATTACCAGCAACACATTTGACACCTCCTAAAAGGGTGCAACAAGTAGTTGAAGCACATGTATTAGAATCTAACGTATTACATTTTTCTTCTATTTTTTGAGGAAAATTCTTATTATAATTACAAAATCCCCCCCATTGCGAATCTGAACCATAAATAGGTGTTTGATACCCTAATCCTGTTAACTTACTAAAATAAATTGTATCTTCATATTTTGGAACATAATTAGATGGATCGAATTTTAATGTTCCAGCATCATAGTAAGTAGTATTCGCAAATGATCCATTCACAGATATTTGTTTCATTTTACCAGTTGTTGGATCGAATACATTTATAGTATTATCCTGATTACCTGATTGTGCTTGAATATCATCAATAGTATCGTGATAATTGACGTTAATATTTCCAGGATCATAAGTTGTAGCAGGTGTACTTATACTTGGTGAAAAAGTATAATTTTGCCATAATGAATTTCTTTTTACTTTAATATTGTCATATTGATTAGATGAATACATACCACTTGGTGCTGAATATGAACTAAAATATCCTTCATAAAAATTATTTGATTTATATAAAATGATTGCTAAAATGAATATCACAAAAGAAAATGGTAATAAGTAATAAATATTTCTATTCATAAATATTTTAATAAATCTACTATAATATACATGAATACTTTTTTGATAAAAATTGAAATAAAAAATAGCTTTGTATACTATAAATAATAACAACAATGATTATTCCAATTAAATGTTTTACTTGTGGATTTGTCATAGCTGACAAATATCGTTATTACCAAGATAAAGTTCGTGAAAGAAAAATATCAAAAGGAATAAATACAGAAAGTGTTTCTTATTTGACAAAAAAAAATACAGAAAAAACACCAGAAGGCGTTGTGTTAGATGAATTAAAAATTACAAACGCTTGTTGTCGTAGACATATGTTAACACATGTTGATATAGAATAAAATATTATCATAATTTATATGAAACAAAAAAAAATGACAAAAAAACATACAAATAAAAAACATACAAATAAAAAACATACAAATAAAAAAAATAAGAAAACAAAACGTGTTACAAAACGTAATTTAAAAATGTGGCGCGGAGGTTGTGGTTGTGGATTAAAATATAATGGTGGAAAATGTGGTTGTGGATTAAAATATAATGGTGGAACATGTGGTTGTGGATTAAAATATAATGGTGGAAGTGCATTTTTGAATGAATTAGATAATAAATATTATTATAATTTTAATGATCAATATAATAATCCAACAAATCCAACCAGTATTATCGATGAACGTTTATCTGGGGATTTTAGTAAAATTAGTGGTGGAAAACGTAAAAAAAAGAACAAACGTAAAATAAAAGGTGGAGATTTTTTTTCTAATGCATACAATACAATATCAGATTATGGATCTAATATGAATTATATAACTTCTTTTGGGATACCAAATGGTATAGGAAGTCAAATGAATTTATTGAATGCTAATAATGCGTCAAATAGTAACAATCCTACATTACAAAATGATCCTTATGGTTTTCATAATCGGCCTTTGGTATAATAAATAATTTCTATTATGATTATATATTATTTTTAATGGCTACATTGTCAACGTTAAATAACTTGTGCGCACCCGCATATATATATTTTATAATTTCAGTAATTTTTTTAATTTTAGGAGTAATTTTTGTTAATAATGGATCTGTAGATACAGGTATATATTGTTTAGATGAAAATTGTACAAAACCAGGTGTAGCTTTTATAATTGTTCTCAAATTCGTTTTTATATTGTTTTGGACATGGATTTTAAATTTTATTTGTAAATCAGGTTATCCTGGTGTATCGTGGTTTTTATTATTATTACCATATATTTTACTTATTATTACTTTTTTAATTATTTACGAGTTGATAAAAAGAAAACCTAACATAAATAATAATACTATGTCAAATATGTCATAAATTTTATACAACAGTGTAAATTATGTTTTATAATACTATTATATTATTATATTATATTATTATATCTTATTATAATGGCTTTTGCAAGCATAAATCGTTGGTGTACACCAGCATATGTATTTTTCGTTGTATCAATACTTTTTACATTAATTGTTTATGTTAACGGTTCTTATAATCAAAATATATATTGCTTAGGAAATTTTCAATGTAATATTAATGATATGCGAATGATATTTATTTTTAAATTTATTTTTATTTTATTTTGGACTTGGATATTAAATTTATTTTGTAGATCTGGATTTTCAATTATTTCTTGGATTTTATTAATTTTACCGTTTGTTTTTATTATTAGTAGTTTTGTTATGATTATGTAAAAGTGTCTGAATAAAAATTGTAAAAATAATCTATCATTATTATAAATAAATTTTATGAATAAAACACGTAAAAATAAACAATTACCAAAAATACATGGTAAAATTATTGAAAAAATTCAAGGATGGAAAAAAATACATGTTTATGGTGATCCATATGAACGTGGATTTGCACATGGATTTCTTCTTTCTAAAGAATTAAAACGTATAAAACAATCATTACCATTTTGGGTAAATGAAATATTAAAAAAACCTTTTGATGAATATTTAAAAATAAATAAAAAAATAATGTTTCCTATTTTACAAAAAAAGTTTCCAGAATATTGGGAAGAAATATATGGAATTCATATAGGGGCAAAATATGCGGGTGTGAATATTTCTATGAATCATTTGATTGGTTGGAATGCAACTATGTCACTTTATTCGTATTTTATTGAAGGAAAAATGAAAGGAAAAGAACAAGAAAATGAAACAATACAACGTTGTAGCGCATTTATAGCAACTGGTGATGCAACAATGGACGGTAAAATTGTTATGGCACACAATGTTCATTCTGATTTATTGACTGGACAATTATTGAATATAATTATGAAAATAACTCCAACGAATGGTCATGAATTTACAATGCAAACCTCGGCAGGTCTTATTTCTAGTGTTGCTGATTGGTATATTAGTTCCAATGGTATAGTATGTTGTGAAACTACAATTTCAAATATTAATTACAAGCCTATTTTTGGTGTACCTTTTTTTTGTAGAATAAGACAAGCAATACAATACGCAAAATCACTTGATGAGTGTTCAAAAATTATGTTGAAAGAAAATGCTGGGGATTATGCTTGTTCTTGGTTGTTTGGGGATTTAAATACAAACGAAATAATGCTGTTAGAAATAGGTAAAGATATACATAATATTGAAATGACAAAAAATGGAATATTTTATGGAATGAATTCAGCAATTGATTATAAATTACGCTTAAAAGAAACGAATGATATAGATTTTAATGATACATCTACACGTTGCGGTAATCGTAATTATCGTTTGAATGAATTATTGAATAATAAATATTATGGTAAAATTAATATATCTAATGCTAAAAAAATAATGTCAGATCATTATGATATTCAATTGGCAAAAAATGTTTTAAATCGCAATGGAATTTGTAAACATCCTGAATTAGATCCTGAAATGAATTATAGACCATATAGCTGTACAGATGGTAAAGTTACAGATGCTAAATTAGCAAAAACACAAAATTTTTATGGAATTTTTGGAAGTTCTTGTGGGAAACGTTTTTTTGATATAAAAAAATATGTAAAAGAACACCCACAGCATAAACAATGGAAAACTGTTTTGGAAGATATGCCTATTTACAAATGGACATATTTATAATATTTACGTCAATACGAATACTTAAATAAAAATTGATATAAATATTTATACTCATTTATATGAATCAAAATAACATTATTATATTATAGAATGAATCCACAGATCTCTGAAACTTATGAAGAAAATAATGTATATTATTTTACATTAAGTGGAATAAATGTAAGTTTAGCAAACGCTATTCGAAGAATTATCTTGTCAGAAATTCCTATAGTAGTAATCCGTACTGAAAATTATAAAGAAAATCAATGTCAAATACAAATCAATACTTCCCGTTTACACAATGAACTTATTAAACAAAGATTAAGTTGTATACCAATTCATATGAAGGATTTGAAAGATTTTTCAAATATTTATCAATTAGAACTAGATGTTAAAAATGATACTGATAATGTTATTTATGTTACTACTGAAGATTTCAAAATTAAAAATAAAACAAATAATAATTATTTGAAACGTGAAGAAGTACAAAGAATTTTTCCTCCATGTGATTTAACAAATTCTTATATTGATTTTGTTCGATTAAGACCGAGTATTAGTGAAACCATTCCCGGAGAACAAATAAAATTAACAGCAGATTTTTCAGTATCTAATGCACGTGAAAATAGTATGTTTAATGTAGTATCAAAATGTACATATAGTAATACACCAGACAAAGAAAAAATTGTGGAAACTTGGCAAGAACATGAAGCAAAATTACGTGCACAAGCTGATTTAAAAGAATCGGATATAGAATTTCAAAAGAAGAATTTTATGTTATTAGACGCGCAACGCATATTTAAAAAGGATAGTTTTAATTTTGCTATTCAAAGTATAGGTATTTACGATAATAGAGAAATAGTTAAATTAGGATTACAAATTTTATATGATAAATTTGTCAAAATGGTAGAAGAATTAGATTCTAATTTAATTCAAATCTTGAACAGTGAAACTACAATGGATAGCAGTTACGATATTTTGTTAGAAGATGAGGATTATACTATGGGAAAATCCATTGAATATATATTATATGAAAAATATTATTTGGGTGAAAAAACATTGTCGTTTTGTGGATTTAAAAAGTTTCATCCACATGATACAAAAAGCACTATTCGTATTGCTTTTGTAGAAACATCAGATAAAACAATAGCTCAACAATATCTTAGAAGTGCTTGTGTAGAAGCTCAAGAATTTTTCAAAACAACTTATAAATTATTTTAAATCGTCGAATAATTAGACATTTTCTCATTATATTTTTTACACGCTTTTCCATTTGATTATTTCTTTATATTTCCATGAAAATACTTTTATAAAATTGATTAAAAGTATTTTTTTATAAATATAAAGAAATAATCAAATGGAAAAGCGTTTAAATAAGAAGATTGAACTTTATGTCACTCAATTTAAAGATGATATTCGTGACAAGATTGCGCAAATAAATATTGGTAGTTCGCTAGAAGAAAAAAATAAAGTAAATGAACTTATTGAATATATTTATGAATATGATAGATTATCTCTTGTAAAAGACGATTTTATTAAACGTAAGCGTGTTAAAAATAGTATACCAAATACAAATCGGTGTAATGCGAAACGAGCAAATGGAGAACAATGTACAAGACGACGTAAAGAAGGTTGTGAATTTTGTGGAACACATTATAAAGGTACTCCTCATGGATTAATTGCTGATGTAGAAGGAAAAGATAATGATAAAAAAACATTAGAAATTACAGCAGAAGAAATTTCAGGGATTATTTATTATATTGACAAATACGGTAATGTATATAACATAAGTGATATTATGACAAATAAAGAAAATCCTGAAATTATTGGAAGATACACTAAAAATGGAAGTCATTATATGGTTTATGATGTTTAGAGTTCACTTGAATTTATTTCTTTGTTAACTTTTCGTACAATATTTTCTACTTCTTTTTCTTCACGATTTGATAATATAAAATTATTGATGTCATTTGCTTTTTGTAGGTCTCCATTATGAAATTTTTGTAATAATTCTAATAATTTTTGTTTTGTTATAGGTTTTTTTACATTTTTTTTAGTATACATAATTTTCCCATCGTTTAATTCAAATTCATCAATTTCATTTTTTCGCATTACTTCTATTAGTTGTGTAGAAATTCGTTTTTGTTCTTTTTTTCGAATATTCTCTTCTGATCTTAATTTTCTAATTTCATTATCTATCTTTACCCATTCACGTATTGATATTATTAATTGTTGTTTTGTTTCCATGATTATATATTTTGGGTTATGTATTATGTATTATATATTCTATAATATAATATTTATATTTTTTTATTAGTAATTGTGTGATAAATTATCAAAATATATATTATAATATAATATATATTCTATATTTCAAGTATGAACATGAATATGATGTATGGTAGAAGTCAAAGAAGTGTAAATACATTTACAAATATAAATGGATCACCATCTACCAATTTACAATTAATGAAATTAAAATATAATAAACAATATATTCCAGTAAATTTACCATCACCCGAGTCAAATGTTGTAGTAAATGAATCTACAATTGTATCTAATGGAATGAAATGGGGAAAACCAACATGGTATTTTTTACATACATTAGCTGAAAAAGTGAATGAAAATAAATTTCCGGAAATTCGAAAAGAATTATTAGAAATTATTTATTCTATTTGTACAAATTTACCATGTCCCGATTGTTCAAATCATGCTAAAGCATATTTGGATAAAATTAACTTTAATACAATACAGACAAAGAATGATTTAAAAAATATGTTGTTTGTTTTTCACAATACTGTAAATACACGAAAATCATACCCAATATTTACATTAGATGAATTAAACTCAAAATATTTATTAGCAAATACAAGTAATATTTTTAACGCATTTTTTACTCAATATTTAGCAAAAACAGGAGTACCAAAAATGATAGCGAATGATATGTTTAGACGTAGAATATTTGTAAAAATTAAAGATTGGATAAATAAAAATATATACTATTTTTCTAGTTAACCGTTCAAACCCACATATGATTTCTAATGAAAAGTTTTATTACAATATCATTACAAATATCCAATGGCATAAAATTATATTGAACTATTTTTTCCCGATTCAATATCGTTATAACAAATACTATTTTTTTTAAATAATAAAATTTTTTCAGGAATTTTTTTGAATAGATCACCAGGCATTATATCAGAATTTTCAATAATTTGTTGAAATATTTCAAATTTTTTTTCATAAAAATCTTCAGGAGATTCTTTTCGTAAATCTTTATCTAAAGCTAAAACTTTTGTAATATCCATATACAACATATATAATGCTTTACTTAATATCAACTCTTTTTCCATTTTTTTAGGAAGACCTAACCATAATTCGAGTGTTCCTAATAATCCAGTAACAAATGTTATACAACTACAAATAATTGATATTTGCTGTTGCGACAAATAAGATTGTAATCCAAAACTGAAAAAAGTAGCTATTCCAGACAAAACAATTGTTGGTGCTTTAAATCTTTCAGAAATTCTTTTCATAACAACATAATTATATTTATGTTGATTAGATAATTCTAAACATCTTTTTTGAATTAATTCTAAAATAATTTCTGTATTTTCTGTCCATAACTCTTTTTTGTTATTATATTGTTCAATATCTGTAATGGGTCTAATGGGTGTAATGGGACGCGCTGAAATAATGTCATTATAAATGTTTGGCGGTTTAATTATTGTGTCTAAAACTTCTTGAATGGTTTCTTTTTCATCATTTTTTTTATCTAATTGTTCATCGTTATATTGTTCTTTTTCGTCATTTTTTAAATATAAAATATTTTTATCATATTCTTTTTCGTTATGATAATTATCGTTTGTAATAGTTAAAATGTTATTTGATATATCTTCTATATTCATTATACTATTATCATAAATTATAGTATAATCATATTTTTTCAATTACATGTATATTTATTATTTATAATTTTACAATTTTCATTATTACGATTTAATTGTATAAATTTTGATAAGTCTTTTTTAGAAGTTGAATCAATAATATATGCCCAAAAAATACCAAGACCTGTTCCAAGTAATAACGAAACACTAGTTGCACCAATATTATTACACTTAGAAAAAGTATTCAAAAAAATGTCACCTATAATCAATATTTGTAGTAAAATTAATATTGGTAAATTTTCTTTCAATAAACCATATTTTAATAAAATATATCCAATATAAAAGAATGTAAATGATAATACAAGTTGACTTAATGGTAAAACGGATATAGGACCATTTACTGTTAAATCAAATAACGAACAAGATTTATTTGTAGATACTGTAGTAATTAAACTAGTAAAAAATTTGCCACAGAATATAGTTATTATTGATGCTAATATTATTCCTATAAAATAGAATATTATTAATATATCATACTTGTAAAAAAAGTTAATAGCAAAAAATATAAGAATAATAAAAGGCGCTAAACGAAAAATTAAATATATTATTGAACCAATATCTCCTTTCATCTATATATTTTTTACTTATATTTAAACCGTCGAAGAATTCAAATAAAAGACATATCAATAATGTAATTATTTATTTCTTTGTTTGTTCTTATTTAGAACCAGAAGGAGAAGGAGAAGCAGAAGGAGAAGCAGAAGGAGAAGCAGAAGGAGAAGAACGTAAAACTCTTTCTTTACAACGATAAATTGTTTTGGTAGGTCGGCTACATATATTTGTTGAACTCAACCCATTAAATAATTGAAGGTCTACTTTACCAGTAGAATCTATAATATATGCCCATAAAATACCAGCAATAGCACCAATAAACAATGATATAAATAATGATACAGCATTATTACATTGATTTGAAACATTCCAAAAAATATCACCCAATATTAAAACTGGAAATATAATCAATGTCGCAATATTATCAATCGCCAATTTATATTTACCAATAATATAAACTAAATAAAAAAAAGTGAATCCTAATACAGTTTGTCCTAATGGCAAATTACTTAATGGTTGATCACCATTTCTTAAACCAATTGTTTTACACATTGGTTTTGTATTTGATGATAATATTTCATTTTGAACTTTGATAAGTTTCATAAATCCGGGAAAAGAACCAAACATAATATTCAATGCACAACCAAATACTAAACCAACCAAATAAATAATACCTTTAAGATCTTGATTGAATATAGACTGTAATGAAAAGAAACAAACTATAATAAAAGGTGCTAATCTAAAAAATAAATAAATAAGTGTAAAAATATTTAGTTCCATGTTATATTATTATATGAGATTATTGTTATATAGCTCTATTTTTTTTATTTCAACACTAAATACATATTTGAATAATTCATAAACAGTTTCTATCATAACAAATGTTATATTTTTTTCAAAAATATCAATATAAAATGTTGTATTTTTTGATAATAAATTTAAATCAAAGTTCTCAATGCTTTTATTTTCAATCATTTTTTGTATAAAATTTATAAAATCTTTTTTATTATCTTTTGGAAATAAAAAACATGTAATTCCTGCTTTGATACCACCTAATATTTTGTATTCTAGAGAACCTATAGCAGATACATTTCCTTGTAAATTTATTTCTCCTGTAATTGCAACATTATTTTTAATAGGGTAATTATTCAATCTACTATAAATAGCAACAAATATCGCCGCACCAGCAGATGGCCCATCTTTGTTGATAGAACCTTCAGGACAATGAACATGTATGCCTTTACTTTTTGTACTATCAAAAAAGTCTATAAGATCCTTTATTCGATTTTCAGAACAATACGACCATGCTAATGTTTTCGCAATATTCATACTTTCTTTCATAATATTTCCTTGTAATCCAGTTAATTTCAATTCTAAAAACGAATCGGACGGAAAAAACATTACTTCAATAGGTATAACACCACCACGCCCTAATGAATTTGCCCATAATCCATTCATAATACCTATTTCATTTTTTGAATGAATTTTTGTCTCATGAATATTTTGATGTTTTTTAAAGTATTTATTATTTAATAAATCTTTTGTAATAATAATAGGTAAATTCATAGTGAATGAATTGTCGTTTGTTAATAATTCAATATTTATTTCGCCATATAAATCAAATAAAAATTCTTTTAATTTACGAACACCAGGTTCTGATGTATATTCTTCAATAATATATTGTATAGTATTTTCATCTATTTTAATAATATCCTCAAATCCCATTTTTTCATTTATTTCAGGTAATATAAATTTATTTACAATAACTATTTTTTCTTTTAATGATAAATTATCAAATTTAATACGATGAATTCTGTCTAATAAAATTCTGTCAATTTGATCAGAATCATTATAGGAAAATATAAAAAGAGCTTTTGAAACATCAATCGGAATTCCAGTAAAATATTTGTCTTGAAAATGTTCGTTTTGTGAAGGGTCTATTAAATGTGTCAATATTCCTACTATCTCTTTACCATTTTCCGTTTTACTAATTTTATCTAATTCATCAATATATATAATAGGATTCATACATTTACATTCCATGAGAATTTCTACAATTTTCCCCCATGTTGAATTCAAATATGTATAACTATGTCCTTCTATTGTTGAACCATTACAAGAACCACCCATAGCTATGAATGAAAATGGTCTTGGTTCTCCATTCTCATCTACTAAACATTTCGCCAAACCTTTCTTAGCCAATGAAGTTTTTCCTATACCCGGGGAACCTTCGAATCCGAAACAATATCCTGTTTGAGAACCATTTATCCATTGACATATTATTTTTAATATTTGATTTTTCGCATAATTATGTCCATGAATAGATTCTTCGAGAACTATTTTTATTTTTTCAATCATATTATATGATGTTTCTAGTTCTCTCATAATTTTATTTATTTGGATAAAATTATTTGATAGTTCCAAGATTTCATTTTTATTTTTTTCGTTTTTAATGTTTCTATATAAAATTTCTTTTATATCATGAGAACCTTCACATTCTGTAATATATTTACATATTTTAATAATTTTTTGTTCTTTTGTTTGACGTTTTGTTTGTCCTTTTATTTTTGTTTCATTATTTCTTTCATTATTTATTTTCAAAAATATTTTATTTAAATCGATAATATTTGTACTATTCAATAATAATATTATTTTTTTCTGTAATTCATTTTTAAAGAATATCACATGATTTTTTATTTCATAAATTGTATATTTAGATTTATCTTTCTCAAAAGTTACACATTGATTATCTTTATCAAAATGAAAAATAGTATTTTTTAAATCTTTAATAAAAATAGAAAAAATGTTGTTAATTTTTTTAACAACATGTAAAATTGGTTCTTTTTTGTAATTTTCAAATGGTATTTGTAGTAATCCTTCCAAATATTGTTTTGCTTTAGAACCAGCATCGTCTATTTTTGATTTATATTCTTTTAATTTGATAATCGCTTTAGATTTAATTGTTTCATTTACATGTAATAATAATACACGTTGTTCTAATGAAATACGGTTATTATCATACTTTTCCAACGTTTTTTCATTGTATTGAATCGTATTTTTCATAACATCTTTGAAATACTGTTTTATTTTCCAAGAAAAACTATTATATATCTTCTCTTGATCATTTGTATCAATATCTGTATTGGTTTGATTTATTAAATCATATAATAAATATGATAAATATTGTATTTCATCGTCTTTTGAAAACAAAATCATTTCTATCAATTGATTTCTTTTTTCATATAATTCCAATGTAACAAATTTTTTTACAATAGTATCTAGATTTGAAATTTTTATCGAGTTAATAGAGTTTAATATTTGTGAATTCTTTATATATATATCTCTGTCACCGTATACAAGAAGATCTTTTATTGTAAATGAATCTAATTGACGATTCAATAATTCGATATCAAAATAAGGAGTATTTGGTGAAGATAACAATATATTATTCTTTCGCTTTAAAATATATTTATTTGAAAAAAATGTTATATTAATATTATCAATCCAACCTTTGATTATAATCGATTTTCCAGTTTTAAAATTATGAATAATTGTTTGAATTCCACATATTTTTTCAAAAAAGTTATTTACATTAACGTTAACATCAATATCAAAACATTCAAATTGTGGAGAATTTTCAATACTAACCACATTCTCAGTAATTTTATTTAAACATAATAAATCATCTGTAATATCATTTGTTTGTTTTAATGTGATTATCTTGAATCCAGTTGGGTGTATATATTTCTTTATTAATTCAAATTTTTCATTTAATAATGGATTTTTTGTATATAAATTTTGAAAATCCGAACCAAAACAAATATATAATATATCTTTAACATTTTTAGTACCATATTTTGTTATTATTGGTGTAACTTGATTAATAGTTTCTTGTAAAACATTTACAATATTATCTTGTGCTTCTTTGTTTGTATTTTCATTTATTTCATAAACACTTATTTTTTTATAGAGTTCATGTAATGAATTCATACAATGATTTAATTCATTTTTACTAAATAATTTGTATTTTGAATTTTCTTCGATAGAAATAAGAGTATTTGTAATAATTTCTTGAATTTTTAATAAATGATCGCTTATAAAATTTCCAATAACAACGTTTTCATCGATTTTTATCTCATTTTTGCTATTTATTTCCATTTTTCTATTCGTCTTTTTTTTTTCTTTTATTTATTTTTTAATACTC